CGCAAGCATGAGGGCAACCCCAACACCTCATCCGCGCCAGGCGAGGCCCCTGCGCCGCAGTCTGGCGAACTGCGCCAGGGCGTCGCCCACACGCCCGCGCGCGTGGAAGGCTCGCAGGTGGTTGCGCAGATCGCCAGCCGCGCCGGCCATGCGGCGGAACTCGAGTTGGGCAGCGACAAGATTGAGCCGCGGCCCGCGCTTGGCCGCCTGATGACGGAACCGGTGCGCCGCAAACGGCTCATCAAGGCCTTTCAGATCGGGGCCAGGCGATGAACTATATGCAGGGAATCCGCGCTTTTATCATCGCCGGTGGCGCGCCCATCACGGCGCTGCTGGACACGTTCAGCGCCTCTGCGGCCATCTTCGCGCGCACGAAACCGGCGGGCTATGAATACAGCACTCTGCCGGCGGTTCTCATCCGCCGCGCCACGATGATGGATGATATCAGCCCATTCAGCGGCAGGAGCCGCAGCGACGCCCTCGTCAGCCTGTCCATCTATGGGCGCCTGCCAATGAATTCGAACGATGACAGCGCCATCAACGCCGCTGCCATGGCAATCCGCGACCGCTTCCGGGGCGCGCGCTTTGCCGATGACGATGGAATCAACTATCAGGCGACCGTTACCGGGCCGATCGCCGCCCCCGTCGATGATCCTTTATTGATGGCGGGGGAAATAATCCAGCTGCGGTTAAACGTGGGAGCGTGAGCTAATGACTGCTGAAGCAACCGTTATGATGACCACGTCATTTGCACTCGCTCTGAGTGCAGATAGCGGAACGACCTACACCGCCGTTAAAGAGGTCAAGTCGTTCGACCTCGGCAACATCACCAGCGATCAGGTGGACGTTACGTCCTTCACATCGTCGGGCAACTTTCGTGAATTCAAAAGCGGGTTCAAGGAAGCCGATGAAGGCTCTTTCGTTATCAACTACCTCATTGAAGACACGCAGCATAAGGCGCTGCGCGATGCTGTCGGCGGGGTGGCGCAATACTTCAAGGCCACGGCCACGGCGGTGGATGGCGATGATGAAATCTGCACGTTCCAGGCGCTGATTACCTCCATGTCGCGCCCGGTTCAGATCGGTGAAGTCTGGGAAGCCACTGTCAGCATCAAACTGACCGGCGTTCCTGTTTATACGACCACGCCGTAATGATCGCGCTAGACGGCGTTCACCTCACCGTCAACGGCCAACAGTGGCGCCTGCGTTTCACGTGGGCGTCACTGTTGAAGCTGCATGACGCATGGGGCGAGGATTTCGAAAAGCGCGCAGCCATCGCTGTTGAAAAGCACAACCTGCGCGACCTCGCGATGATGGTGGAGTGCGCTGGCGGCCCCGCGCGCGACGATGTGATAGAGGCCAGCCCCGCCATCTTCCCAACCAAAGACGCGCTAGAAGTCGCGTGGAACTGGGGATATCTCGGCTTTGAGGCTGCGCAAAAGTTCCAGAAGGAACTGGCGAAAGAGCGCGCGGAGGCTGCAAAGGCCCCCGGAAAAAAGTCGCCCCTCTCTCGTTTCTTCTCAGGCTTCGCTATGCTCTGGAAGACGCGGCAGGAAGCGGCATAGCTGAGTCCGAATTCTGGGGCATGACCCCGGCCGAAGTGAATCACACCATCAAGGGCGTGCAGCGTGACCGGCGCCGGTGGGCGCTGACCACGGCATGGAACACCGCCTGGCTTCCGCATCAGAAGAAAATCAAAACGCTTGCGGCCCTGATCGCTGATGATCGGGTTCAGCCCGCAACTATCCCGCAGACAGGTGACCAGATTTTCGGCAACCTGATGACATTCTTGGGCGTGAAGCGGAAAAAGGGAAAACCCGATGGCTGACGGAAACACCATCAACATCGGCGGCGTTGAAATCGATATCCGCGCCAATACATCGGGCGTCAATCGCAGCCTTGTGCAGACGGAACAGCGCGCGCGGAACGCCGGCGGCGTCATGGTGCGCGAGTTCGACAAAGCAGACCGTTCAGCGCAGCGACTGGACTCGACGCTGCGCCGCAGTGTTTCGGCTCTTTCGCTGTTGGGTGGCGGATTTGCCATCGGCGCCGTGGCCAAGGGCGTGATTGAAGCCGCTGACGCCATGACGCTTCTTCGCGGCCGCATTGCCAACGTCATCACCGAAAGCGAAAGCCTGACGCGGGTTCAGCGCGACCTTTATGTGACGGCGCAGCAGAACCGCGCCGGCATCACCGAAACAGCACAGCTTTACCTGCGCCTGCGCAACAGCGTGCGCGACCTGAACCACGAACAGGCGCTTTCCATCACCAGCACGTTTTCAAAGTCGCTGGTTTTGTCGGGGGCGAGCGCGAGTGAGGCCGCCTCATCCATGTTGCAGTTCGCGCAGGCGATGGGCAGCGGCCGGTTGCAGGGCGATGAGCTCCGCAGCCTCTTGGAAAATAACACCCGGTTCGCGCGCCTGCTGGCGGATGCGCTTGGCGTCGACGTTGGACAGCTGAAAGCGTTGGGCGAGGCCGGCGCGCTGACGTCTAAGCTTGTGTCGGATGCAATCTCTGGCCAGGCGTCGGCCATTGAAGCCGAATTCAGCGGAATTGAACTGACGGTAGGTCAGGCCTATCAGAAGCTTGAAAACGCAATCCTTCAATATATCGGCAACACTGACCAGGCCTTGGGCGTCAGCGCGCGGTTTGCAAAGGGCCTCGAGCTAGTCGCGGACAACGTGCAGGAACTTGGCGACGCGCTGCTAGTTCTGGGCGCCGCCGGGCTTGGCGCTGGCATCGTGGGCGGTGGCGCTGCGGGGATCCAGCGCCTTGGCGTGTTTATGACCGCGCTGATGGTCGCGGTGCAGGGCATCAATGAGCGCGGCAACCCGTCGTCAGGCCTGAACAAGCGCCTGAAAAGTCTTCAGGAGGATTTGCGCAATGCTGGACTAGAAGCGGTTCGCGCACGGGAGCGGGTGGCGGCCGCCGCCGCCGTCGTGCAGGGCCTCGAAAGGGGCGGAACCGCAACCAAACTCAACAGCCTGGCGATTGCGCGGCAAGCACTGCGCGAGGCCGGGACCGCAGAGAATGAAGCCATCAGGCGCCAGCGCCAACTAAGTGAGGCCGTCGGGCGCACGGCCGCGCAATATGCTCAATCGGCCACGGGAATTCAGGCTGGTGCGCGGCGCATCGGTTCGACTGTCGCGGCGGCCGGCGGCGCCGTTCTGTCATTCTTCGGCGGGCCTCTTGGCGTTGCGCTACTCGCCACGGCGGCGGCGTTCGCCATCTTCACCGCAAGGGCGATAGAGGCGGCGCGCGCGACCCGCAGCATTCAGACCGGCCTTGAACTGGTGGCTGGCCTCAATATCGACGTCAGCAAGGCCGCGCACGACGCCGCCGACGGAACCGACCAGCTGACGCGGGCGACCGAAAACCAGGCGGCGGCCGTCAGCGCTCTGGCTGAGGCGCGCAAAGACCAGCTGCGCACTGAACTACAGTTGGCGCTGAATGACGCGCGCAAGCGCCGCGATCAGCTGGAAAAGAAAATCACGAAAACTGAGTACCCGGGCCAAGGCATTGTCGAAAGCGACGCACTGCGGGGCCTCACCTTCGGCGCCGGCCGCGGCATCGTCCGGGCTGGCGAAATGTCGCCAGTTCAGCAGCTGCTGCAGCTGGACAAGACTATCCCAATCCTCGAGCGCGGAATCGAGGCGGTTAATGCTGGCCTTGTCGATATGGGCGAGGGTGGGAAAAAGGCCGGTGAGGGTCTGACAGAGGCTGAACAGGCGCTGGCGAAATTCAAAGACGCGATCGCCGCGCAGCGCTCTGCCAATACGCCGGGCGCGTTCAAATCCACCATCACCAAAAACCTTTTGGACAACCTGGCAGAAACTGACCTTTCGGCGGCGCGCTCGCAATTCCCCGAAGTGCGCGACCTGTTGAACGATGCTGACGCTGTAGCCGTCCAGAAGAATTTCAAGAAAATTGCCAGCGCCAGCATCATCACCAGAACGGCGCTGAATGAGTTCCGCACTGCGGGCGAGCAATTCGCCAAAGCCATTGCCGACGTGCGCGCGGCCGACCCAATCGACGGCAACAAATCGAAGGCCGCCCTTGATGCGGTCATCAACTATGGCCGCGAACTTAAAAACATACCGGCGGCGATGGACGCGATTCCGGCGCTGTCTGATATCCTCAAACCAGAGGACATGAAGACGGCGCAGCAGGAACTGGCGCGCCTCGCAACCGAGGCATATCGCAGCGTCGGCACCGAACAGCAGCAGGCAATCAAAACCTATGACGAGACGGTCAAGGGCCTGAACGAAACCATGCGCGCCCTGATCGCCACGGGCGCCGCATTCGATCCGGCCGCATTCGAGGCGGCCTTTGCCTTCGCAGAGCAGGAAAAGCGGGACGCGCTGCGCCAGTGGGTGGATGATTTCAGCGAGGTTGGCGCGCTCATCAATGAAATGATGACGCCGGCGGAACGTCTGGCCGACAGCCTGCAGGAACTCGCCAGCCTGCAGGCGGGAACGTCGCAGGGGCCGCTGGGCGACACCGCCATAGCGCGCAAGCGGATTGAACTACTCGCAGAGGAAGCGCGCCAGGCGGGCTATGCTGGCGATGCGCTGAAAGAACTGGCGCTGTTGCGCCGCGATGCCGGCCTGTCGCAAGAGGAAGCGCGGCAGGCTGGACAGGGCATCAAAGATGCGGCCGCGCAGGGGCGCGAGGGGCGCAGCGACCTTTCCGACCAGGCCGCCAGAGAGGGCGCCGCCCGGTTCTTCGGCCAGACCTTCGCGGAAGGCCTCACCGCAGCTGTTCAATCCGGCAACGTGGGCGAGGCGTTCAAAGAGGTAATCCGCAACAAGGCGGCGGAAGCACTTTCGCAGGCGTTTCTGGACGTGGGCGAAATCTTCGGGAACCTGCTGTTTGGCGAGAATAGCCCGCTTGGCGCGCTCGCTGGTGACCTGTTCGGAAGCGGGACGGGATCAGGCATCACCCAACTGAACCTTGCGGCATCGCAGGCGGCTCTGGCGGCGACGGCTGAGGCGACCTCAGCCACAACCGCCACCGTTGCCATAAACCTGCTTGCTGCGGCGGCCACGACGGCGGCGGCATCACTGGCGGCCGTCGCGGGTGGGCAGGCGGCCAACGGCGTTGCCGGCGCGCTCACAACGGGTCTAGGCGCGATTACGGGGTCAGGCAGTTCGGGCCTCTACATTGAAAAGGGCAGCGTCTCCCCCGAAATGGCGCTTAAGGGCATCAGCGGAAGTGAAAAAATGTCAGAGGCCCCGCCGACCATCCGCATGGGTGATATCAACGTGGCCGGCGACGTGGGAACGCAAGAGCAGCTGAACCAAATTCGGGAACAGCAGGTTGAACAGGCGCGAATGTTGCCCAAGGTGATCGCGGGCAAAGTGGCTGACATGCAAAGGCGCAGGTGATGGCTGACGGCGATATCCTCCCCGAACTGTATATTTATGAAATGCCGTGGCGGCTGAATGAGCGGCAGGGCGTGCGCATGTCCCGTTCCGGCTTCTCGCAGGTCACGATGATGGCCGAACCGTTCTGGGCAATCGAGGTGATAAGCACTTGGCTAGAGCGACCCGATTTTCAGACCTTTGACGGGTTCCTTACCGATCGCCAGGGCGCGGCCTCAACCTTCCTCGCCAGCCGCCATTCAATGCCCTATGGAATCGTCCCCGTCGCGTCTGACGTCGGCCTCACCGTCACGGCATATGACCGCGCAGCCAGAACTGTCAGCTTTGGGTCGACCGGCGCTTGGACGGCCACCAAAGGCGACATGCTGAGTTTTTACACCGCCGCCGGTGGATACTGGTGCGGCCAGGCCATGGAAACGAAAGCGGCCGCCGGCTCTGCCATGACGGCCCTAAAGGTCTATCCGCCGCCATTTGAGCCGCATGCTAGCCTTGCGGCCCCGCGCCGCATCAGGGCGTTGGCAGAGTTCCAGTTGACCCTACCCCTTGCCATGCCGACCGAACGGGCCGACGAACGGCGCGTGAGTTTTTCGGCAAACCAGATCATCAGGGGCTAGGGCGTGGCGCGCGACTATTCACCAACTCAGAGGGCTGCACTGCGCGCGGGCCGCATAGAACTGGCGACGTTTCTTGACCTGTTCGTGGACACCGAAAGTCTGCACTGCAGCAGCCTCTATTTTCCAATCAGCTATGACGTGGGCGATGGGGTCACGCGGGACTATGAGCCGTTGGCGGATCGCTGGACACCCGGCGAGGAAACGCTTTCCATGGGAACCGACCTGACGCCGGAACCCATAAACATCACGTTTGATGCCAGCCGCGCCAGTGATGATACCGATTTTGTTGGCCGGTTTTCTGATGCCGTTTGGCATCGCCGGCGCGCGCGTCTGACCTTTGTGCAATTCGTGGTCGGAACATCGCACGTGACCCCGATCGCGCCCCTCATGTCATTCGAGGGCAACATGGATTTTCGGAACAACCCCGAGTCAGAGAATAGCGCGCCCACGCTTGTTCTGACGATAGAATCGGGGACGTTCCAATACGTAGGGCGGAACGTGCAGACCCGAACGGACGAAAATCAGCAACGCTTTTTCCCCGGTGATACTTTCTTCCAAGATACGCCGGGCCTGCTAGGCCGTGAGTTGCCATGGCATCGGACGTGGGTTCAGACGGGTGCAAGCTCTGGCGCTGGTGGTTCTTCCGGCGGGGGTGTTCAAAGTGGCTGGAATCGAAATCCCGCAAATCGCTGATCTTGTCCGCGTCCGAAATTGGGATGTGGAACTAGTGAAGTTCTGTGCGCTGCTGCGCTATCAGCCCATGAGTTGGGGCGCGTCCGATTGCGTGCTCGCTGCCGCCGGCGCTGTTGAGGTGCAGACCGGCGCAGACTTCGCGGCCAGGCATCGCGGCAAGTATCACGATGAGGTCAGCGCGCGCGCCTATATGGACGCGCAGGGATGGGCCGACGTCGACGCGGTGGCAGATGCGTTTTTGCCGCGCATAAATCCGAAGCTTCATCGGCGCGGCGACATTCTGCTTTTTCGCGGCGACCTTGGGCTGACGCTGGGAATTTGCCTTGGCGTTGACTCGATGGTGATGGGGCCAGAGGGCGGAATTCTCATCAGGTCGCGCCATGCGATTGCCGCGTGGAGGGTTGGCTAGATGCCGCAATATCTTGCAGTCCTAGCGGCTAACGCATTCGTCGGCGCCCTCGGCGCCTATGCGTCGACTGCCGCATGGTGGGTGGCCTATGGGGCCGTCTATCTCGGCGCCACGGCCGCCATAAGCTACGGCGTCAGCGCACTGGCTGCAGATGCTGCATCGCGCGACAACCCGGGCCAGTTGCTGCAAACCACCATTCTGTCAGATGCGCCGCGGCAGATCATCGTGGGCGAGCGTCAAACAGCAGGTTCGCGCGTCGGCCGCTATGTCACCGGCGCCGGCAATAACAATCTCATTGACGTTATCGCGCTGGCTGACCACCGCTGCGAGGGCGCGCTAAATTTTCTGGTCAATAAAATAAGCGTGCTCACCAATCTAGTTCATGGGGTGCGCCAGGATATCACGGCATATCGATCCGACACGGCGCGGCTGTGGGTCACGTGGTATGACGGGCGGTGGGATCAGGCCGCAGACGCAAACCTAGTTAGCCGCTCACTCGTCAATCAGCCTGACTGGACGTCATTTCATCGCGGCCGCGGCGTGTCCTACGCCATTGTTGAAATGCAGTGGGATGATGACGTGATGCTGACTCCGGTTGAACCGGAATTCATCATTAGGGGCGGCCGTTGGTATGATCGGCGCGAGGATGACACCGCCGGCGGCGTTGGCGATCATCGCCACACGGATCCCGATACGTGGACATATTCGAACAACCCCGACGTTTTCGCAGATCACTATAATCTAGGCGTGGTCCCATATCCCGATGCGCCCATGTATTCATGGGGCGCGGGCCTGAAAACGTGGCAAGTGCCTTTCGACATTTTCAAATCCGAAGCCGATATTTCGGATGAACAGGTTCTGAAAAAGGATGGCGTGACCTATCAGGACCGCTATCGACTGAACGCCATTTTCAGCGGCGCTGACTCCCACAAAAACATCATTCAAAAATGCGCCAGGGCGAAAGCTGGCCGCGTTGTCGATCGCGGCGGCCGTATCTCCATCATCGGGCCGCAAGCGCGCACGCCGGTTATGACGCTGTATGATGATGACCTAATCAGCGGCGAACAGTCGACGTACTCAGACAAGCTTTCCATCAGCGAACTTTACAACCAGTTCCGCGGCACCTTCCCTGACCCGTCGTCAGGATTTCAGCCCATCGAATATCCGAAACTCGAGGACTCCGCATGGCTTGCGGCAGATGGCGGCGATGAACTGCCAGAGGACGTTGATATTGACGTCGACACCGATGAGGAACGAGTCCAGCGCCTCGTCTGGCTGCATGCAAAGGATCGGCGCCGCCAAGGGCGACTCACTGAAAGCTATGTTCCTGCCGCTTCTGAACTCGAGGATGGCGACTGGTTTGAGCGGGTAAGCTGGCGCTTCCCTTCTGGAAAACTATTCGAGGTCATCAAGCCAGGATATTCGGCTAACAGCGTGCGCGGCATGTTCGTGCAGTTGACCTCAAAAGAGGTCGACCCGTCAGACGTCGCATGGGCTGAGGACATGGCCGCCGATATCTCGAGGCCGCCGGCGCCTACGGATGAGGCTGAATTTGTGTTTTTCGAAGCGCCCACGCTGACTTGCGCGGCCGATACCATCACCGGCGGCGGCGCCACACTACCGGCCATAAAAATCACGCTGACGAATGCGACAGACCCGCGCATCCGCACCGCGCAAATTCTCATTACGTCTGGCATTGGCGCGCCCATCACTTCGGTGACCATTGAGGCGGGCGACGGGCTCGCCAATGAACTGACCGTTGACCAGGGCGTCACGAACAGCACTGATTATTACATCACCGCCCGCTATCAGGGCCTCATCAAGCCGTCCGAATATTCCAGCACCGAAAGCGTAACCACCGGCGCGGACTTCATTGTTCCGACAGCTGGCGCGGCTGCGACTATCGCTGACGGCGCCGTCACCATCGCCTCATTTGCCGCCGGCCTGGCGCCGGTTGAAATCGTCGCAACCCTGCCCGTAACCGGGAACTATGAGGGCCGCACCGCGATGCTCACCACGAATGGGAAGCTTTACCGCTACCATTCGGGCGCATGGACTGCCGAAGTTCCAACGGTCGACCTAACCGGAACTGTCACGGGCGCGCAGATCGCCGCCGCCGCGATCGATAACACAAAGCTCGCAAGCGGCCTGACGACTGTTGAGATTGTCGCCACGCTTCCGGTTACTGGCAACTTCACCGGCCGCACGGTGATGCTGACCAGCGATGGCAAGCTGTACCGCTATGCCTCTGGCGCGTTCACTTCAGTGGTTGCTGCGGCCGATATCACCGGCGCCATCGCGACTGCGCAGATTGCAACGGACGCAATCACCGCCGCCCTGATCGCGGCCGGCGCCGTTGGCTCATCCGAACTGGCGGCGGGATCCGTCATCGCTGGTAAGATCGCCGCGCTTTCAATCGTCGCGGGAGATATCGCGGCAGGCGCGATCACGGCGGGCAAGATTGCTGCGCTATCCATCACCGCCGGCGACATTGCCGCCAACGCCATCACCACGGCAAAGCTGGCCGCTGGCGCAGTGACCGCAACAGAGATTGCAGCCCTCGCCATTACCGCCTCGAAATTGGCCATTGGCGACACATCCAACATTTTCGGCGATGCCGACATGGTGGAGGCCGCCAACTTTGTGGCCACCACGTTCAGCGGCTCCCTCAGCGGAACCGGCCTAACCACCATATCAAAGAACAGATGGATTTCCGGCGCTCAGAATACTGGCGGAACGCTCACCCTCGCGCCCGCAAGCGTGGAGCCATCTAAGCCATATTATTTGATGCTTGGCGTTGGTCGCGACAGCGCAACCGATAACCCAACTATCACCGTTTATGCCGACTGGTACTCAATGAGTAACGTGGGCGTTTTGACGTTCATTAGCTCATCAACTATCGGCTCTGTGGTCGCTACAAATCAGCTTCACTATCTGTCCAACACCTTCACCAGCCCAAGCAATGCCAGGCGCGTTAAGCTGAGAATGGTGGTGAATGCGACAACGGCTAACACCGTAATTACAGCGCACTCGCCCACCATTCGCCGCGCGGCCAATGGCGAGTTGATTGTGGACGGCTCGATTACGGCAATCAAAATTGCAGCGCTTACGATCACCGCAAACGAACTTGCGGCCGGCGCTGTTACGGCTGGCAAAATCGCCGCGCTCTCCATCACTGCCGCTGAAATCGCCGCCAATACGATCACCACGGCCAAGATTGCAGCCGCCGCGATCACGGCCACAGAAATCGCAGCGCTGGCCATCACCGCGTCAAAACTGGCCATCACTGACAGCACCAGCCTAGTTGCATCGCCAGACTTTTCAGATTCCGCCGTTTGGACGCGAGTTGGCGGCGCCATTTATGGAACCTATGAAACGTCTGGAGCAGACGTAACCGCCCTGAATGCGGCAAGAGTTTTTCGAGTCACTGGCGCAGCACTAGCTGACCCTGCCACCAGGTATAACTACCTGTATCAGCGCGCCTACTCGTCTCTTGTAGTTCCGGGCAAGCCCTATCACGCCAGCGCATCCTACTGCGTCACCACCGGATTCAATGGATACATATATTTGGACATTGAATGGCTGGACGCCGCCGGAAGCGTCATCAGCACCAGCGTTATAGGATTCGCGAATTATTTGACCGTCGCTGCAGCCAGCACGGTCACCGGCGTATTCAGCGGGATAGCCTCAGCGCCAGCCACGGCCGTGAAAGGCTATGTTCGCCTCATTGTTGATTGGAGCACCGATTATGCGACCCGCAACAAGGGCGGAACGGGCTCGTTTGCATTCCCTGCCATGCGCCGGGCGGCTAATGGCGAACTGATTGTTGACGGGAGTATCACCGCTGCGAAAATCGCAGCCCTCACCATCACCGCAAACGAAATTGCAGCCGGCGCAATCGTCGCGTCAAAAATCACTCTCGCTGATGTAACAAACTATGTTCGCGATGACCTCTTTGCAGAGGATTCCACGTGCTGGTCATTCGTGCATTTTGCAACGTCGACCAGTACGGAGATAACCGGACAACTTGCGGCGTCGCGTGGCATATCGGTGGCTGGCGCAGGCAAGACGGAGGGGACGAACTCAACCGCAATGTCTGCGTCGGGCTATCGCGCAAAGGTTGAGTCTGGAAAGTCATATCGGTTTGCCTTTTCGTATCGGGTAAGCACCGGGTTCACCGGAATTTTTGCAGCCTATGTGCAGTGGTACGACCAGGCCGGGTCTGCGATTGGAGGCATAACCCCTGTTGCCGCCGGTACTGATTATCGCTATGTCGCCGCCGTCGCTGCCGCAAATGGTTCTGTGACAGGCATTGCTGCCGCCCCATCAACCGCGGCCTACGCATCGATAATTATTCTGTGCGCGTGGTCTGGCGCCGCATCGGGAAGCCTTACGAACGCCGGCACGGGTTACGCGGCCCTCCCCAGACTCAACCGCGCGGCCTCTGGCGAACTGATTGTTGATGGCGCTATCACGGCCGCAAAAATCAGTGTGTCGACGCTTTCAGCCATCAGCGCTGACCTTGGCAACATCACCGCCGGCGCAATCGACCTCACATCAGGAAGCTATGTGGTTCGCCATGGCGCTGGCTTCGGCGCATCATCTGACCTTGTCCTCTGGTATGGCCTCGGATCGATTTCGCGCGCGACTGCCACCAAAACGAACGGCGTGTTTGCGCTGGCGACAGATGGAAAGGTTTACTACGGCAGCGCCGAACTGAGTTCCCCGGTTAAAGTTTCTATCGGCTCGGCAATCAACGTGGTGGGGTCCAGCGGATTCACCGGAAATATCACCGTGACCGCGACCGGCGGAAGCGGGAGCTATACCTACCTCTGGACGAAAATGCCGTATGAGGCCGGGATTGCAGCGACCCTAACAAACGCCACGACTGCAACCGTTACTGTCGCGGCCTCCCTCAGCACCGGCCAGGATTCGACCGGTCGCGTTCAGTGCGTGGTTCGCGATAGTCTCGGCAACACCGCCGTCATCAGCCAAAGCTACAACTTCAGCAAAACCAGCTAGCCAGAATTCGGGATTTTAACTTGGCATTAACGGCCGGCGGGGGTATGTGGAAGCCTTGCAGGACAGGACACCCCATGATTATCGCCGCCGCGCTCTTTCAGGTTGCCGCCGTCACGATCCCTTATAGCTGGCTGGAATACTGCGGCCGCAGCCGTGACCCTGGCTGCGTGGTGGAAACCATCACGCCGCTGGACCTCGCATATTTGAACATGCTGGTTACTGAAGTAATCCAGCCTGACCCGGCCGTCACAACGTATGCGGCGCCGGATGACCCATGGTTGGCGTTTCCCGTCGACCGTCACGGGGATTGCGATGACCGGGTGGTGACCGCGCGCGCCGCGCTGATCGCTCTTGGCCTTGATCCGAAAAAGATGACGATTGAAACCGGCGAGGTAACAGAGCCTGACGGCTCGCTGGCCGGTCACGCTGTCCTGATTGTTGAACTCGACGGCCGAAAGTGGCGGATGGACAGCAAAACCCCCGATAAGCTTTATCCGGCCGAACAGTGGCCGTATGCGTGGCGGCCGCTCGCTCGCCAACCCACCGCCGGCATTGTCTGGCCGAACGAATAGAAGGAATCATTACGATGGACGCCAAGGAAATTTCAGCAATTCAGGCCAAGGCTGCGAAACATAACGCGGAGGTTTTAGAAGACCTGCGCGGGAAGTTCGCGGCACTGGCCAAGCAGGCTGAGGAAATCGTGGGCGCAGCCACCGGAATCATCGTCATGGGCAATGACCATACGTTGCGCATTCGCGACCTTGGACTCAGCGTCGGCGCCTACGTGCGCGACTATACCGTCAACCAGATCATGCCGATTTACGGGATGATTTCGACGGAAACGATTGTGACCGAGGACGGCGGCAAATGATGAAAATCGACCTGCAGGCCAACTACTCTGGCGTTTTCGTGAGCGACCTTGTGCAGTCGCATAACGATTTGGTGGCCGCGCTCGAGGCCCAACGCAATGAAGCGCAGACCGCTGCCGCAAAAGCCGTGGCAGTGGCTACGGGCTCGGCTCGGGAAACCGGGTATATGCGAACCGCGCTCGAAAGCCTCGCCTCTCAACTGGATACCGCGCAAAAGGAACTGGCGGCCGTCAAAGAGGCGGCAGGGAGCCAGTCGAAAGACTAGCCCCCGTTTGCTGCCAGAGTGATTCTGCCCTAGACCCTCTCGCGCAGGCGGGAGGGTTTTTGCATGGGCGGAATGCTTAAGGTCGCGGCGTCTCTGGTGAACCCGGCGGCGATCGCCCGGCAGGCGGTGCGGGTCACCGTCGGCAAGTCGCTGAAGGAAAAGCAGGACCAGGCCGTCAATCTCGCAAACATTTCGTATATTCTCGAGTTGCGCCCCCGCACCATCACGCCGCTGTCTGTCTCGGATATCAAGACGGTGGCGCGCGGCCGCAGGATCCCCGGCGCGGTGCTGCACGTCATTGGCGACAAGGAGTCCGGGCCGGATGGCGGCTTTAGCGACTATGGCCGCCTGACCATCGCGAATGAGCCGCAGTGGTTCTCAAAGCTGACGTTCGGCGCCTATGACCTCAGCCACCCTCACCTTTCATATCCGAAGTGGGTGAAGGTCAGCCAGCCGCACAAGCTGCCGCCTGAGTTCCTGGCAGAGTGGGGCGCGCACCCGCTGAACATGGATCAAAAAGCACGATGGAAGCTGTGGGCGGCGCAGGCGGCTCTGAACTTTGACGCAGCCTGCCAATGCCTCAGCGTCGGCCGCTTTCAGGTCATGGTGTTCCACTGGTCGCGCATGGGCTTCACCAGCCCGGCGGCTATGATCGAATTTGCCAACGTAAGCGAGGCGAACCACCTTGAACTGTGCGTTCGGTGGTTCGAAATCGAAGACAAGGTGGACGCGCTGCAGGGCATGAATTGGCCTGTAATCGCCACCTATAACGGCCATGGCGATATCGCGGCCTATGAGGCCAGCTGCCGCAAGCTCTATGACAAACGCTGCGCCCTCTACGCATAGGAGTCGGCCCCATGTTCGGACTCAGCACCATCCAGACCGGGCTTGCGGGCCTTGCCGTCGGCGCCATCGCCGCCGGCGCGCTGCTGTGGCAACCGCGCTATGATGCGGGATACGAAAAGGCGGCGCAGAAGGCGGCCGCCGTCATCCAGACGCGAAACACCACCATTGCAACGCGGGATTCCGAACTCGCGCAATGCAGGGCCGCGAACACAAACTATCATCTGGCCGTTGGCGAACAGCTGAAAATCATTGCCGATGACCTGGCCGCCGACCGTGTCCGACAAGCCGAAGCCGCGACCAAAAACGGGCGGGCTGACGCTGTGATGCTGGACGCCGCCAAGAAAAGCGCCGAAAACAGCGCCGTGGCACGGGAGGCGATTCGCAATGCGGTGGAAGTATGCCTGCGCAGCAATTATCCTGCTGACTATGTTGGGATGCTCAACGCCATCCTTCCAGCAGCCGGAAGCGCCCCGGTGGGTGGAAACCCCTTGCCCGGCAAGTAAGCCGATCATCGATCGCGGATTCAAGGTTCAGCCGCCGGCGTGTCTGTTCGACGCCACGCCCATCAGCGTCAAATGCACGCCTGACCCGTCGCGCGCGGGCTACTGCCTCGAAAACTTCGGGGCGTTGGGCGTGTCTCTGGTCGAAACCATCGGGGCGAAAGCGCTATGCGAGCAACGCATGCGCGAGTGGGTGCAAATCGAAAAAGAGGCGAGGGCAGCGGATGGCCAATCCTAGCGTTGACGGCCGGAACGAATATCGGACATTCGGCCAGAAGTGGCGCCGGTGGTGGGGAGCGCTGCCGCGGCGCGTGCGCACCTACGGAACCGACGTCATCGGATGGGCCGCCGTGCTAGGCGTCTTCATCTGGGAAAGCCGGAACGCCACCCTTGGCTTTCAACAGCTGTGGCATCCCGGCCTTCCGCTCGCCGCGCTTGGCGGCGTGGGAACCTCTCTGGCGGCCATCTTCCTGACTCGCCTGATGATGGAGTCTTTCCGGGCGGGGCATTTTTACAAGGGATGCCTGAACGCCGCCCTGGCGCTTGGCGCCGCCTGCGTGGTGCTTTTGGGCGTCTGGTCGAACCTCGCCGCCGACAGCATCCGCCGCGGCGCGCACCAGATCGAGGCCACGGGCGACCGTGACGCCATCATCAAGCAAATTCGCAGCCTTGAGGGCGATTTGCGAGCACTCCCCGAAACCATTGATATCGGCCTCGAGGCAGACCGTGAATCGCTTCGCAAGGTGGAAAACATCGGCCGGCAATGGGATTTGCCGAAGCTGGATAACAACCCGGGCGGCGATTGTGACGCTGACCTGAAAATCTACCCGCGCAGCCTCTGCAACCAGGCGGCCGACCTGCGGTCCGATATCTCAACAGCCGAAAAGGCCATTGCCAAACGCGCGGAGATTCAGGCGCGGCTGGATGCGGAGCGTGAGAAAATCGTGGATCAAGTCGACAGCGAAGGCGTTGAGCATCTGCAGGAAATGGCCGCGCTGATGGGTGATGAAACAAAATGGAAGTTCTGGGGCTCCATCGCCACCCTGATCGCGTCTGCCATCCTCCTGTTTATTGCCGCGTTCGTGAATGATACCATGATGGAGCGGCGCCAGCGGCCTGCGGGAGCGTAACCATGGACTCGGCTTTCATTCTTTTCATCACGTGTGTGGCGCTGTTCTGCTGGCTCTATACAATTGGCGACAAGACGGCCGCGCCCATCTTCCGCGTGCTGGGAATCTTTTTTGCCCTCCCAACGCTGGTCTATTATCTGTTTTATGTGATGGGGGCGACGAAATCGCCCGTCTGGAATAACATTGGCGGCGGCTGGCCCATCATCCTGGCCATCGGGTTCGGGTTCGTCGCGATTATGAGCAAGCCCGCTGCGCCGCGCGCGCCGGGCGCGGGTACGGGGCAGGCTGTATGAAATTTGCAATCGTGGGCGGCGCCGTCGGCATGTTCGCCATAATGGGCCAGCAGGCCAGCCAGTACCTTGACGCGCAGTTCGACGGGATTGACCCGAACCTGCTGGCGGCGCTGGGCAGCGTTGAAAAGCAGATGACGCAGGGCCTCACGGCCACGCAGATCGCGCTGGCGTCCATCGCCATCCCCATCGCCTACCAACTAATCAAGGTGGGTCAGGGCTTTTCCACCAGCCGCCATGAGACTGTCGCGGCCAAGCGCGAACGCGAAACCCTCGAGCATGCCGCCAAGGTGGAGCGCGAAACCAAACGGTTTGAGGCACAAATTGAAATCGACAAGGCCGCCGCCTTGGAACGCATCAAGGGTGGGTTTGGGGAGCCGCCAGCGATGCTAGAAGTGAAGCGGCTTCCGCAGTAGGCGCATAGCGCAGGACCACCATCATTGCCTGCCTGGCGACGTCGACGTCAGCCGTTGCCTGCCTCAGCCGATCAGCGCAGCCCCGCAAAACCTCGCTCAGCGCCGCCGGCGCCAGTTCTTTCAGCGTCGTTTCAATGCGCGTGAGTTCGCGGGCGGTTGGCGGGCGATCGCCTTTAGCGCGGTTGCATCGGGCATGCGCCAGAAGCACCAGCGGCCCGCCGGCGGCGCGCGGCCAGATGTGTTCACGGCTGGCCCCTTCGGGATCGTGCGGCGACTCTGCGGGCTTCGGCCGCTGCAGCGCCCTGTCACATAGGATGCAGGCGCGGCCCTGCGCCTCCCAAATCGCCAGCCTCAACTTGTGTTTCATCAGCCCAACCGCTCCACTTCAGTTTCGCCGCCCTCGTCTTTGTACCAGCGGCGGATATTGCCATAGGCCTGGCCGTTCAGCGCGCGCCATGCGAGCCGGCAGCGGGTCAGGTCAAAATGCGAGATGTGGCATTCAGCGGCCGGGATGCCCAACCGATATTGCAGCCAGGCATAGACGCGAACGCGGGCTTTCTGGCGTATGTGATACCGCTTGCCCTGACCTCCATAGCCGTCGAAATCGGGGGCATCGCGCCAGAGTGGGTCAAGCAGGCCGTGCAGCAGGTTGCGCGCGCGCCGCGTCTCAGGGCCTGCGGGGCGGCCTAGCGCATCCTCCCCATCGCCGCCCTGATGGCATCCAACGTAACTGTTTGCGCACTGCACGCAGCGCCAGTAGCGTTTAGACGCCAAATCGGGGCGGTGGGGATAGATCGCGGATCCCCACGTGAGCATTGAACTGCCGCCGCAGTCGGCGCATTCCGGGTTACGCAGTGGCGGGTGGGCGGGTTCGGTCACTTCCAGACCCACGGGTGAACGGCGACCAGGCCGGGCTTCGGATGGCATGTGATGCCCCAGCCGTGAAGCTGGCCGCAGAGGTTCTGAAAATTGCGGTTGGCAGGCGTCACGCCCATGACTGCGGCCAGATCATCGCGGGTGACGGCTCGCCCGTCGCGCGGCATGGCGTCGACTAGGCGCGTATGCCGGGGCTGTAGCAGGCCGTTCAGGCGCTCCCGCACGCTTCCCCTGTCCTGTGGTGGCGCCGCCGCCCGCCCCGTGGCCGTCAGGCTGACGCTTCCGGGCTGCGGGAACTCGACCCATCCGCCCGCATGCAGCTGGCCCATCAGGTTCTGAAAGTTGCGGTTCCCCGGATGCGTCCCGGCGGCGGCGGCAACCTGTTGGCGCGTGGGCGCTGCCATTCCGATGCTTGCCCAAAAGGCGACGGCCTCAAGCATCCGCACGTGACGCGGCTGCAGGCCCTCTGGCGGGGGTGAAACCGTCGGATTAACCGGGGGCCGGTCTGCCGGATGGCCGTTCGATTTATGCACCATCGGGCGGGTTTCATGCGCAACCGGGGGCGGATTATGCAACAGGGCGGCCGGTTTATGCGCCGCCGGCGTCGCGTCACCGTTCAGCGAACGGGCCTCCACCTTGTCAGCCAGGCTGCGCAGCGCCTTGGCGGCGGCGGCGTAGGCCTTCGCGGTGGCCGCCTCTGAGGCCTCAGCCGCGGCGCGGGCGGTGGCCTCGACGTCGACAACCTCGCGCGTGATGACGGCGGGCGCTTCGCTCGCCTGCGCGGCCGGCGCCGGTGGTGGCTTCGGCTTCGGCAGCGCGGCCAGCGCTTTCAGGATGGCTTTTGAACCGGCCCTATTTGGGGTGGCCTGCGAACCGGGCTTAGGCGCGCGGCTGACGGACTTGTCGACGCGATGGCGCGCCGGCGGCCGCACGGCAAACGCTGGCCCGCCTATGAAGAATTCGCCAGGCATGAGGGACAGCAGCGCCTTTGCCTCTTTGCTGGCTGGCGCCACGCCGATGGCCTGCGCGCCCGCCCGAACGTCTAGGCTCTGGTTGGCCATCCCGATTGCGATATTGGGACACATGCCGCGCAGATCGGGGGACAGCATGGCGATGCGCTGAGTGGCGAACAGGCAAGACCAGCCGCGTTTGCGGCCGCGCTTTGCGAGCATCACCAGCGCGTCACTCGAGTCGACCGTGGGGCCGTTCGGACAATATTGGTCACTTTCGTCCAGCGCGAACAGGATGGGCCGCCACTTGTCGCGCGGCGTCGCCAACAGCCCCTCAACAAAAGCGCCGATGAATTCACGCTGTTTCCTAATTGACCAGTCGTTAATCTGAAATATGACGTTCGCGCCCATCTTCAGAACGATGGCGGCCAGGTCGCGCCATGGCATTTCCTCGAGGCCGGGCGCGTCTGCATTCTCACCGCCAAGAATGAGATATTCGCGGCCGGTGTCCCGCAGCGTTTCCAACTCGTCTTCAGTGTCCACGATAATCTGCAGGAACTGCGGCGGCGCGCGCTCGAGTAGCACGCGCATCAGCGTGGTTTTTCCTGCGCCCGGCCCGCCGAACGCCAGCACGTTCGGGGACTCATGCAGCGCCACCGGATGCAGATAGAGGTCAGGCCCGATGGCAATGGGGGTTTTCGCGATGCTCACGATTCACGCGCCGTCTTAAACGAGTCCTGCACACTTTCGAACGCGCGCGCTGAGTTCTTCTCCATCTGCGCCAACAGGTCCGCATAGTGCTGTTCGATCACGGCCGCCTCATTCGGCCGGGAGTCGATGACGTCGCAGAGCGCCAGCGCCGTGCGAATCCAGTTGGGTGGGTTGGCCACCTTGATTTCAGGGAATGGCTCGCGCGTGGCGGCCGGCTTCGCTGGTTCGTCAAAGTCGAACTCATTCGACTCGCCGCGATCATCTGCGGCCGGCGTCGGCGGCTCATCGCGCGCTTGCGGCTCATCCCGCTTAGGGGGTGGCGCCGACGACTCCGCACGGGCTGGCGTTCCGGTGGAGGCGTCGGCGCCTGATGCTGCCTGCGTGGCCGGGGCTGAACCCTTTTCCGCAAGCGGCTTCAACACGTCATCTTTGAATTCGGTGAGGCGGCGCTGGTTGTTTCCGCCAAGGTTCACCCACCAGTTTTTCAGCGCTGCCGGGCCTTGCGATGCAGCGGCGCGGCCCTCGTCTTTCAGCGCCTCAAAAGCGGGGTCGACAATCTTCTGACCGTCCAGCCATTGGGCGAGCGCGCGGCCGGATTGTTCGGTGATGAACTGGTCAAGCGGGAAGGCGCCGGCCAGCTGGTTGGGCAGTTTCGTGGGAATGATTTGGTGCGTATCCACCTCAATCCCCAGACTGATAACCACCTCATATTCAAAGTCGGCGGGGACGATGGGGACAAGATCGCCCTTGACCATCTTACGGCCCTCGCCCGGCTCGAGCGGGTTCTTTGCGCGTGCGCAAAAAACCAGATGTATAGGCGACTGAAGAAAGGCGTTGCGAACGCGCTTCCATTCCGCCTTTGGCTTTGCCCACTTCGCGAAGCTGTCAGACTTCATGGACTCGCCTTGCTTTTCAGCCATTTCGATCAGGCCGCCTTCACCCTCCTGAATGTGGCTGAGGCTGTCCACAATCATGCAGTCAACGCCCTGGCGTTCGAACTCGCGCAGCGCCTGCAGATAGCGCGCGGGCGAATAGGGCGCTTTCATTTCCGCATGCACATATTCGAAGTCATCGGAATAGTAGAGGCCGCGCCGGTGTTCGGTATCCAGCACGCCAATGACACCCTTGGGGCCGACTAGACCGCGCGCGATGCGCAGCGCCGAATAGGTTTTTCCGCTGCCGCTTTTGCCATAGAGCATGACGATAGCGCGAATATCTTTCTTGACCGCCTTGGCCACGCGAAACTCAAGCTTCGCGTGCGGGTCGCTGGTGTCATCGGCCATGGCCTAGCCCTCCAATTCGTTTTCGCGGGTGAGTGAGCCGGAGAAAATCCCGGGTGATGAATCGCGCAGCCCGATTGCTGGCGCTGCATCAAACCACGGCTTGCGGCCATACAGTTTCCAGAAGTAGTAAAACCGCGCCTGCATTTGCTCATGGATATTTTCCGCCGACCGCCAGAGCGATGACGGCTCAGTTGCGGGGCCGCCGACCACGGGAGTCCCATCGGGGAAATGCGCGTAATCAATCGGCACCTCTGGCCCCAGAATGCGCTGGCAGATTTCCGGCGCCGGGGATCCGACAAACAGAAACCGGAACTGCGGTTCAGGCGCTGCGCGATACTCCGCGATTTCCTCGGGCGTGAACCCATGCCAGCACTCGTCAGGCATCTGCAAGGCGGCCTCATAGGCTTCGGCCGCGATGCGCGCTTGCACGTGATAGAACTCGCTGGTGATGGTGCGCGCGACAGCAACAGGGAACGGCTGGCCCGTGCTGTTCGCCATCGTCTTAAGATCAACGATGAGGCCGGGCGCCGTCCAGTCCATCCGCATGCGCATTGGAACGCCGGCGCGCGTGATGTAACACACGCTGACCTCTGGCCGCCCGCGCTTGAACAGCGGCGAAATGTCGGGGTGCTGTTCGCAAATGCTGGCCGCGAACTCCACTTCACGCAGCAGTTCAGGTTTCAGCTTTTGCTTTTTGCCGTGTTCCTTTTCCCATTCGGCCATCACGTCGGCCATCAGCTGAACGGGCAATTTGTTTTCTTTGATGCGCGCGACAAGCTCGCCAACGCTCCCCGATTTCTTCAGGCCGTTGGCCTCGAGTTCAGCAGCAAGCGCCCGCTGGCCGTCCAGCGCGTTGGGATAGTCGGCGGCCGTCGGCGGGACAGCATAGGCGGCGGCGAACGCGGCCGACCCTTCCAGAATGCGCTTATGGTAGGCGTTGCCCTTAATCTGCGCGGCCGTGCTGTCTTCATCTAACACCTTGTTAGGGTTCCACGGGCTGGAATGCCAAAACGCCATAGGCCCGATGGCTAGTTTCCGCTCCCGCGAAAAGCTCAGCGCCTCATCTGCATGATACTCGCGCGCCGGCCAGTCGGCATATACGCCTGGCTCACGGCATTTGAGGCCCGCTAGTTCGGGCGCCGGTTTCATCGGAAACGGCTTGGGTTTCTTGGCCATGGGATTCCTTGTCCTGCAAAGGTTCTGTTAGCTATATACAGAATTCTGGCGCGCGATCAACCGCCAGCTATGCGCCTGTCACGCTCACACATGCAGAGCGTGACAGCAGCGCGCGCCTCGCGCAGTTTGTTGCGCACCAACAGCCAGCGGCCACTTTCATCGCCTCTAGCATGTCGGTCTGCATCGGCAATCATCGCCTCTAAGTCAGCGTGAATTCGGTCTGCGGCGCGTTCGCTGGCGGTGTTGCTCATCAATCAAACTCGTCTTCATCAGCTTCGGTCGCGTCGGCCTGATCGTCCGCGAATTCGTCCACCTCATCGGCGGGCGGATCGCCGGGAGTCGGCGGCTGCAGCGGTAGCTGTTTTTCGGCGGGAGGTGGTGGCGCATCTTTCTTCCCGGCCTTGGGCGGTTTCTTCGCGGCCGCCTTCGGTGCGGGATCCTCAGCGCCTTTGACGCGGCCATCCTCGATAACGATGGCATCAGCACCACCGGCGCCGACACGCTCAATCCACAGCTGAAAGTCTTCTGTGTCGGCCATGTCGCGCAGCGCCTCCATTGCCGCGTCATCCAACAGCGAGCCATCGCGGATGCGGATAACGCGCAGCTTCGGATTTGCCTTCATGGCCAGGGCGATGCCGACGCGCAGTTGCTGCGCATCGCTCGCCTGTTCAAGCGGGTGGCCGTTCAGGTCGATTCCATCGGCCTTGATTTCCAGCCCCTTGATGGGGAGGTGAATGGACTTCAGCGCCTTTTCCCGTTCCTCGCGGATGGACTCGAGTGTGTCGTCAGCTTTCTTGGCAGCGGCCTGCGCGGTGGCCAGCCGTTCGCGGTCAACCTTCGCGCGGTCCATCGCCAAGGCGGCGCCGGCGATGATTTGGTTATGCTCGCGCGCCTCGCGCATTTCCTTGAGGATTGCGGACTCATCCACCAGAGGCGGAATCTCCTGTTTGCGCGCGCTGATGACGGCCTGCAGATCGCCCATGGTGACGGTCAGTTCATTGGCCCTATCGTCATGCTCTTTGGCGGCCGCGATCAGTTCCGCAGCCTCGGCGCGCAGTTCCTCGGCGCGCTTCACATTGTTGGCGCGGCGCTCTGTCGCCTCGGCTAGTTCGCGATCCTCTGCCGCGCGTTTGGTGGTGGCGTCGCGGATTCTCTGGTTCCGCGTCTGCGTCTTTGCCAGCCGATCCTCTAGCGCCGCCATATCGATGACGTCGACGTCGGCCGCCTGTTTGGGCGCGGCATCCACGATGGCCTGCAGCGATTTCACGTCGCGGTTATGGTCGCGGCGAGCGTTGAACGCTTCCTTTTCGCGCGCGTCCATATCGTCAAAGTCGACGCCATCGGCAAAGCCGCGCAGCATTTCGAGTTGCTGGTCAACCGGCTTGCGGATGAAAAGCAGCGGGTCGAACGTGAGGTCACCCACCAGTGAATCAAGCACGTCCTGCGGCTTGGCCGCGCGCATGCCGTCAGCGTTTGCAACGCTGATGGTTGTTTTCCCGTCGCGCTGAATGCGCCGCGTGATGATGTAGTCACCCACGGTCATTTCAATGACGGCTTCCTCGGCGCCGCCGCGCACCGGCTCGCGCGGAATGTTCGCCTTGCCGCCAAGCGCATACCAGATGGCGTCAAGGATGGAGGTTTTGCCCTCGCCATTGTTGCCCGCAATCTCCACCAGATTGCTGCGCGGGACGATATCCACCGCATGGATGCGCTTAAGGTCGGTGACCTTCAGTTCGATAATTTTCATTGTCCTGCTGCCTCTTTACGTGATGAACCAAACGGAGCTATTCGCCGCCGCACTTTTCGAAAATGTCGGCGGCTAACTGAAAATCCCTATCGTGAAGCTGCGCCTTGCCCTCACCTAGAATGCGCCAGATTACGTGCGGGTTTTCGCGCTTGAAAAGAGCGAACGGCCGCAACGCCGAAAGCATGGAGCTATAACGCTCCTGCATCGTGGCGAGCGCTGGCCAGCGGCCGTCAATCGTCCCGCCAGCATCCGGCACCTCTAGGATAGCCAACGCATCGGCAAGCGCCGCCAAGGCGGAACCATAAACAGTTACATCGCGAACAACTACGCGCGGGAGTCCGTCAACTATTCGATGCGCAGCGGCGACAAGCGCCGCGACCTTTGCCGGGTCGGTGCTGTAGTGCATTGGCTTCGGCTTATCGCTCATCCTGAACCCCTCTCCCGCTTTCCTGCGGCCTTGCTCATGGTCGAACACGCTATGAGCGCGTCTTCTAGCCGAACAGGCAATTCGTTGGGCATGTAGGTGCGACAGCGCAGCATATTGGCGTCACCGCAGATGCACAGCGCTTCATCGCGGCTGTATATCCCGGCGCCGTCAATCGACGTGGTGTAGCCGCTGCTGCGCGGCTTCCAATAAGCGCGATGCTCATTCGACCAGATCAGATAGGAGTCGGAGTCGTTGGCCATCACGCGCGCTCAATCAGTTTTGTGGCTTCCTGTTTTCCCTTGGCAGTCAGGACAAATTGAGCGGATGCCGCCCAAGCGCGTTCGATCATCCCGGCGTCAACAAGTTCAATGAATGTCCCCGCCGCAAAGCCGGAAATGCGCGTTCCGTTTTTCGCTTTCAGGCGAGGCGGCGCCAGTGTTTTCAATGCAATCACCTTCTCATTGACGCGGCGCAGACGCGGAAGCCAATCGATAATTGACCCGCCTCTCGCCAAGGTTCGGATTGCCATACGGGCGCGGGAGGAAAGGCTTTTCATCACGCGCGCTCATACCTGACTTCATCCAGCAGTTCCTCAACCCACGCCTTTTTCACCATCAGCGCGGCGTGGGCTTTCTCGGCCTCGGCAATCCGCGCCATGACATTGCGCAGGTACTTGGCGCGAACGGCCGTGCTGGCCGTCGTAATGTTGAGCGTATCCTCAGCCGCGGCGTTGGCGTTGACGGCCACGCGCTTGAACAGCGGGCGCATGGTGCGAGCGATGAAATCGACGTTCATTTGGGCAATCCTTCTGGTTGGGCCTGCATCCAACCTAGACCGCGAAGCTTAACCGAGTGTTGCCGCCTCGCCAGAATTCTGTATATTGGTTTTCGCGCTGGCGTGCAACCGGAGAAAACGAACTTGACGAACAACGCCCCCGAAAAACCGAAAGCCAATTGCTACTCGCCCCTTGCCGCTGCCAGGCGGATGGTGAAGGCCAAAGCCATCACCGGCCAGGCTCTGGCCGACGCGATCGGCCTCCCGCTCTCCACAGTCAATTCAATGATTCAGCCCGGATATTCTAACAAAACTCTCGACGCTGTTGACGCCATCCGCGACGCAGTCAGAGAGTTCAGGGCGAACCTGCCTAAAAAGGCCTAACCACACACGCGATGCAGGCGCGGCAAGCGGACCACCACGTCACCACACAAACAGGAGCGACCCGACTATGGCGAGAAAACCAGAGGCCCCGCCGCGTGAAGCGGTTCCGGGGGACAATATCGACGGCCTGCCAGACGATATCATGGAGGCCACCTTTCATGCCGCAAATCGCCGCATGGATAAATTCGAGGCGCAGCGTGAGGCGCTGAACAGGGCAATCGGCCGTTTCCGCAAAGACCTGAAAACCCGGGGCGTGAAGCTGAAAACTTTCGACGCCGTGCGCACGCTGCGCGACATGGAACCCAAAGACGTCACCGCCGACCTGGCCGAACGCCTGCGTTATATGCGCTGGCTGAAAATCCCCGTCGGAAAGCAGGCCGACCTGTTCCCGAAAGACGTGGAGCGCGACGCCGACGCCGCCACCGCTGCAGGCTTCCGCGCCGGCATAGCCGGTGATGATCCGAAGCCGCCGCCGGAATGGAACGGCCGTCATCAGGATTGGATGGCCGGCTGGCATGAGGGCCAGAAAAAGCTGGGCATGGATATGTTCGCGAATAAGGACTATTTCGCGGACGATGCCGACGATGACGGCGAGGTGGAGTCGCAGGATCCCACCGCCGGCGAGGATGGCGAGGAACGCGACGCGCTGGCCGACCCTTCCAAGCCAGAGGGCAACGTCACCAGCTTGGCCGATGCCGTAGCCGCCAAGGCTGCAGCGTCCAAGCCTCCCGGCCCGCCGGCGATGAAGCCCGAAAAAGAGGACCCGGCCGCCACCATCAAGCGCATCGCACAGAAGGGCAAAAAGGGCGACAAGACCCCGGAAACAAAGGCGCCGGTGGTCGATCCTGATTTTGCCGATGACAAAACGGGCGACAAAGGAACCCCCGGCGTTGGCCTCGAGTCAAAGCCGGTGGCCGACGCTGACGACGAATTCGACACCGACGAGGAAGACGAATTCGCGTGATAGTTGCGTTTGATACCAGCACGCGGCGCACCGGTTGGGTTCGTGGCGAACCCGGCGGCGCCGTGCGCATCGGTTCATTCGGCGTGCGCGAGGCGGCCAGGGATAACCTTGGCCGCCTTGTCGCTGAATGGGCTGAGGTGGCGTGGCCTCTGATTGAAGGCTGCAGCCACGTCTATTTCGAAGCCCCGATTCAGCCGCACGGCCACACCAATTTCAGCGCGCAGCGCAAGCTATACGCGCTCACCGCTCACGTTGAATTCCTCGCCTATCACGCGCAGGCCGATTGCGTGGAGGTCGACCAGTCCACCCACAAAAAGCTCATCTATGACCACGGCGGCGGCAAGCCGATCAACGCGGTTGAATATGCCAACGCATGGGGCATGCCCGCGCGCAATGAGGATGAGGCCGACGCATGCGGCGTCTATCTCCACGCCCTCAAAACAGAATTTCCCGCCGCCTTTAGCAAATGGCTAACCATTCGGCGCCAATCTCCCATCGTGGTCAGGATCGCAAAGCCGATTAAGCGGCAGCGCGCAGCCCCTGGCAAAACACGGCAGCGCAAGTCTGCTCGAATTGAGCCGACGCTGTTCTAGTGGAGATTGGAAAAATGCTGCTCGGCTATCTCACCGTTTTGGTTCCCGTCATCGCCGCCGGCGTGTTCTGCGCGCTCTGCCTCTGGCCCGCGATCGTGGACGGCTTCACGCTGCTGTCATTCGAATTCTACAAACGGCGCATCGGCCATATCTGGCGCACCGAAGTGGCTGACGATGACATTGTGACCAGCGCCGGGGATGACTGCTGGTGGAAGTATTTTAAGGCTGGCTACAGCCCCAGAGAGGCCCTGTTTGACGACGGACTCGCATTCGCCTGAGACGCCTATGCGGCTATCGCGGCTGCAGCGCATCGGCCTGACGCAAGCCGCCACCGGCTCGCGCGTTGACGGCCGCGTGCGTGAAAGCCTCGAGCAGCTAGGCCTCATCCAAACAGACCTATTCGACGGGACCGCAACCCTTACGGTTGACGGTAAGAGGCAGCGTGAATGCATCAGATAACCATGGGGACGCTATGCAGTGGCATTGGCGCGCCAGAGGTCGCGGCCGAACGGCTGGGGTGGCAAACCCTGTTCTGTTCGGAAATCGCGCCCTATGCGCGCAAGATATTGGCGGCCCGCTTCGGCGCCGGTGTTGGCAATGGCCCGCGCCTGTTCGATGACTTCACGGCAACGCCCGTGGACGATTACCCATCCGTTGACGTGCTTGTCGCGGGGACGCCATGTCAGGCGTTTTCCGTCGCAGGCAATCGCAAATCGCTGGACGATGCGCGCGGCAACCTCACCCTGCAGCTGATAGAGTACGCCCATGGCCTCGCAGCCCGACCTGTTCGCCCTCTCCGCAATCTCATCTGGGAAAACGTCCCCGGCTGTCTCAACACCTTTGACAACGCATTCGGCTGTTTCTTGGCCGGCCTTGTTGGCGCAGACGCTCCCATATGTCCGCCCGGCGCCGTCTGGGGCAAAGTCGATCCCGACACCGGAACCACCGGCTGGGAATCGTGCGGGTTCCCAAGTTCAGGCATGGTTCAAGGGCCACGGGGGCGGGCGGCTTGGCGGGTTCTCAATTCTCAATACTTCGGCTTGGCCCAACGACGGAACCGAGTGTTCGTTATCGCAGATTTTGGAAACGGAGCGGATCCCGCCTCAGTGCTATTTGAGCGCCGCGGCCGCGACGGGGATTTTACGCCGGGCGCAGACCCGGGGGAAGACTTTGCCGACGATGTTGAGGCTGGCGCTGGAGTCGACGGCTTCCCAACAGCGGCCGGAACCCTCAGAGCGGGACGCGGAGGCGCTGACGCCCACATCAGCGCGCTGATTCCTGACGTGGCGTGGGCGCTGCAAGAGCGTGACGCCAAGGGCGCTGACAGCAATACGAAAGTTGGCCACCTCATCCCCGTAGCATTCAGCATGCGCGGCCGCGACGGCGGCAACATGCCAGAGCCAGAGCCGGGCGACGTTGCGCCGGCGCTGCGCACCGATGGCGGCGGCTCATCGCTGCCGTTCGTCGCATATGGCCAGCCCATAGCGTTCAGTTCGAAAGACTTCGGGCAGGACGCCACCGCCGACCTGTCGCCCACACTGCGCGCCGGAAACTTCACGGAATCGCATGCTAACGGAGGCGTCCCGCCGGCGGTGGCGCTTTCCAGCGCCGTTGGCTATGCGGTGCGCCGCCTCACGCCAACCGAATGCGAGCGCCTGCAAGGCTTTCCAGACGGCTTCACGCAGCTGGCGCCGGATAGCCCGTTCACCGGCAGATATTCGACGCTGGGCAACGCCATGAGCGTGGACGTGATTCATTGGATTATGCGCCGCACCGGCGAGCAGCTGGCGGCGATCGATGCGAAATGATCGGGAGGGGTTGGCGCGCTGGGGGGCAGTTGGGGGGCAGGTTAGCCAGCGCGCCAGGGTCCATCAGCCGGCCGCGTGGCCAGTCGATTGGCCAGAACATAGACCCAACGCAGCGGCAGGCAACGGCTTTCAACACCCGTTCCGCACCCGTTCGCGTTGACCACCACTAACCGCCGGGCGTACCCGTCAGGCGGCAGGATTTCGGGCAGAGGCAGAAACACATCATGGCAGTTCAGATTTTAGTGGGCGACGTGCGCGACATGCTGCGCGGCATCCCTGACGATTCAATGGACTGCGTCGTGACCAGCCCGCCATATTGGGGCCTGCGTGACTATGGAGTGGCCGGGCAGCTGGGGCTTGAACCCACCTTGGGCGAACACATCGCCACAATGGTGGACGTGTTCCGCGAAATCCGCCGCGTGATGACACCCACCGCCACGCTCTGGCTCAATTATGGGGATTGCTACGCCACCACCCCGAACGGCCGCAGCGCCGCCGATACGAAAGCGGCCGGCACCGATGACCGCACGTTCCGCGACAAGCCATTCAGCACCATCGGCCCGATCAATCCGCCCCAGCCTGGCCAGCCGTTTCCCGAAGGTGTCAGCCGGCGCGGCGGCGGAAACGCCAGCGACTCCACGCTTAAGCCGAAAGACCTTTGCATGATCCCCAACCGCCTGGCCATTGCGCTGCAGGAAGATGGGTGGTGGGTCAGGTCGGAAATAATCTGGGCCAAGCCCAACCCGATGCCCGAAAGCACGCAGGACCGGCCCGGGACCGCCCATGAGAAAGTCTTCATGCTGACGAAGTCAGCCCGATATTTTTACGATATCGACGCCGTGCGCGTCCCCTTCAAACAGGTGAGCATCAATCGCCTGATGCAGCCGACATTTGACAGCCAACAGGGCGGCCCGAAAGACCCCGGCACCGGCAACCGCTCGCAGCGCAAGGCCCTGCGCAACCAGCGGGAAAAGCTCATCCGCGGCGAAAAGTGGAAGGATCGGCACGACGGCTGGAAAGAGGCGCAGGCCGCAGGCCTTGGCCGGAATATCCGCAACTATGAGCCAGCGCCTATGCAGGTTTGGGAAATCGGCATCCTCGGCTTTCGTGACGCCCATTTCGCAACCTTCCCGCCCGAACTGGTGGAGCGCTGCCTACTCGCCGGATGCCCGGAGGGCGGAACAGTTCTCGACCCATTTGGGGGCGCCGGAACAACTGGTCTGGTGGCCGACAGGATGCGCCGCAACGCGGTGCTGATCGAACTTAACCCGGAATATGCGGAAATGGCCCGCGCCCGAATAGATGGCGACGGCGGCCGCCTGTTCGAAGCGGTTGACGTTCAGCGGCCTGGCCCGTCGCCAGCATCATTTCAGCCAGACCTTTTGACCGGGGAAACAGCATGAGTGACCTTCCATTCCTCCCCCTATGGATATCGAAATACAATAACGGGACAAAGCACCTCAACCTCGAGGAAGACGGCGCATACATGCGCTTGCTGCGCCTCTGTTGGGAGACTCCGGGCGGCACAATGCCGGCGGATGACACGTGGGTCAGGCGCCACATGAGGGTCAGCCAGGACGATTTTGACCGGGTGGTTAAACCCATCCTGCAGGAGTTCTTTAAGGTGCTGCGCGGCCGGTACGAAAACGAGAAACTTTCGGAGGTTTACGGAGAGGTTTTCGCCAAAACCAAGCGCAGAAAAACGGCCGCAAAAACGGGTGCCTCCGCTAGATGGCAGAAAGATAAGGAAAACCCGTCTAGCAATCGCATGCCTGACGCATCCCAAAAAGAGCCAAACCGCAATAGCAAGCCAGAGCCAAAGCCAGAACCAGAGCCAGAGGCTAGCAAGCTAGCCGCGCGCAGTGCTGCCAGGGCGTCAATTCGGAAGGCAGTTGGCCCGGGCGTTGTCGACGGGTTCGTGGACGGCATCACCGACCGAACGCTAGACAGCCTCATGGATAAATTCGACCTCGAAACGGTTGTGCTGCCAGTGCTTCGCGAACGCACCGCAGGCGAGCGGGTCGAACCCCTGCGCCTCATCGGCGCCCTGCGGGCCGAATTCGAGGCCAGACGCGATGCACCACCACCGCCGCCAACGGCCAAGCCCAAGCCGCTGGAAATTCCCGAAGGCCAGGCCGGCGACGTGGTCCGCGCGATCATCGCCGCGAAGGGCGAGGCCTCGGCAGCGAACTGGCTTGGCGGGGCGGTTTGGAACGGGTCGGAAGTCTACGCGGAAACAGAATTCCAGCGCGACCAGATCGCGCAGCGGTTCGGCGGGATTTTGAAACAGCACGGCTACGCGGTGGCGCTCGCCCAATGATCGCTCGCGCCAGAATTCTGGAATGGTTGAACCGGCTTGCGCTGCGTGTCGGCCTATGCCAAATCGGCGGCGTCGTGGTTGGTCTGCCCAAGCGCGCAACGGTTCGGGAGTCCTGCAAAGCCGCCCGAACCGAACGGCCCTCGAGCGCAAGCCGGGGGCCGTTTTCGTTTCAGCCAGAATTCGGGAGGGTTGCAATCCGGCGCGAGTTGCGCCATGGGTGCGAACCACGGGCAGGCAACCAGGCAGGACAAATTCCCATGATTTCGAACGGCGCCGAACAACCGACAACCGCAGCCAGGGTCACCGAAACGACCCTTTCGGACCTGCAAAAAGACAAGGCCCATGCGGCTTTCAAGCGCTCGAATGCGCAAGACGCGGTCATCAAAACTCAGGCCATGCTGTTGGCGAATCAGGCCGAATTGCAGAACTGGACCGACGAATACGCCCGGCTCGAAAACTCGCTGACGGTGGCGGTTGCCCGGTTCCACGACCAGAGCCGCGAAGTGCTGGGCAAGCCCGTTGCGGCCGCTGCCGGCATCGCCACGCAGGGCGCGATTGTGACCGCTGCCAGCGGCCTGACCGAAGCCGAACGCGCGACGGTGACGCGGCAAATGGATTTGGTCGATCCGGCCGCGAAGCCTGCGCCACAACCGGCCGCCGATCAGCGCGAGGGCGAAACCGCCACGGTGGACCTCGAGGACGACGGCGCCGACAAGCCCGCGCTGGAATCGAACGTCCAGCCCGCCAACGCCGGCGGCATTTTCGCCAAACTCAAACCCGATGCGTTCGCAGATGATCGCGGCGGCCACTCCCGCGATTTCGACTAGCCTACCGACTGCGGCGGCCTCACCCGGGGCCGCCGACGCGCTATGCAGGACGCGCCACCATGACCGACGAAATCCACCCCCCGCCAATCGAGTTCACGGCCGCCGAATTAGCGGCTGACGACGTGCTGCGGTTTTTCCATTACGCGCATCTGCCTGCCGGGCTGCAGGCGATTTCCCGGCCGTTCGCAGAGCATGCGCGCCGGATGGTCGACACGCTGCCGCGCTGCCCTCAGCGCACCATCGCATTCAACAAACTGATTGAGGCAAAGGATGCGGCCGTTCGTGCTGCGGTCCCGCCCAAGACGGCCTAGCCATGCAAATCGGCGCGCTCGAGTTCACGCAGGAACAGGCCATAATTCTGGCCGGGGTGGCGCTCGCCCTCATCGGCTATGTGTTGCTGTTGCTGGTGGTGTTCGTGCTGATCGCCGCCGTTCGCCGCCTGCGCACCACGCTTAACGCGCTGGTCTGGCTGCATCAGAATCCAGAGACGCAGCACAACCCACCGCCAACGCAGTCGACTGCCAGCCCGCCGCCAGTTGGCGACACTGGCGTGATGCCTGCCAAGCGCGCGACGTTCGGCCCGACGCCGGAAAGCGAAGCGCACTTCGCGGAGTTGCGCCGGCAGCGGCGCGATGAAAAGCAGTCCGCATGCCGCCACGCCTGTATGCGAGAAATTCCGAAAGTGGATGACTTGCCGCGGCGGTTTGAATGCGTCGACTGTGGAGCGACTGTCTTATGAGCCCCGAAAGCATCAAGGCCCTGATGATCGCGCTGGCGATCGCGTTGGCGTTCGCTGCCGTGCTGCTGCTGGTCGCGCCCATCCTGAACGGTGCAGCATGAGCGATATGCTTTCCGTCACCCTCGCGGTTATTGCGGCAAGCGGAATCGTTGGCGTTCTCACCACCTTGATGCGCATTGCCGCCGCGCTCGAGCGCCTGGCGCTTCTGACAGAAAACCCGCCGGTGACGGTCGAACTGGCAGAGGCGCCGCCGCCGGAAAACATGACGCCGCCCAACGCCGATTTTACGCCCTCGCAACGGGCGACCATCAATCAGGCGATAAACAACGCGGTTGACCACATGCGGGCCGAACAGTTGCGCCGCCCGCGCCGCAGCGTGCTATGACCAGCCGCCGCACCATCGGCCTGGCGCTGGCTGCAATCGCATTCGTGGCAGTCTGCATGCTGTTCAGGATCCCCGCGCCGTGACCCCGATATGGCTCATCCGCCTGCTGACTCACGTGCTGGTCTGCGAACTGGTGATGATTACCTGACCGCGCGAATTCCTCCCGCAGTTGGCGAACCGCCAGAATTCAGGCATAGCCGACGCGAAGGAGTCGCGCAGCATGCCAAACCAGACGCCCATCAATGGCGGGAAATCCACCGGCCCGAAGGGCATCACCAAAGAGGAAATCGCGGACGCGCTGCGGAGGAACAACGGCGTTATAGCCAAGGCCGCCAAGCAGCTGCGATGCCGGCGCGACAATCTCGCAGTCCGCATCAATGCCGATGCCGAACTGATGGCCGTTATCCCGGCGTCCCGCGAACGGATGAAGGATTTGGCAGAGTCCAACGTGTTCGACAAAATCGAAAAGGGCGATGTGGAAACCTCGAAATGGTATCTGACCCTCCACGGCAAGGACCGCGGCTATGTCCGCAAGGTCGAACACGCTGGCCACGGCGCCGGCGGCGCGATCGAACACACCGTCAGGCAAACCACGACGGTAACGATCAGCGAGGAAACTCTTGAGTTTGTCAGACGCAGGTATATTGACGACAACGCCGACGAATGAACGGCTGGCGCTGCGTGCGCTACTCGAGGGCGATCACCTCAATTTCTGCAAGTTCTTTTTCAAGGCGGTATTCGGTGAGCGGTTCCGCGTTGGCCCGCACCACTACGTCATCGCGCGCGTTCTCGAGGACGTGCTATGGGGCCGCCGAAATCGCGTCATCATCAATGTTCCGCCCGGCTTCACCAAAACGATGGAGGCCGTGATTATGTTTGTGGCCAGGGCGCTGGCCATCTTCCCTGACGCGCGCTTCATCCACACGTCATTCAGCGACCCTCTGGTTAACTTCAACTCGAGCCAGACGCAGGACGTAGTCAACAGCCCGGAATATCAGGCGCTATGGCCGCGCGTGATCCGGCCAGACGTGTCAGGGAAAGGGCTGTGGCGCACGGCAGAAGATGGCGGCATGTTGGCTAAGTCTGCGCGCGGAACCATCACCGGATTTCGCGCCGGCCGCATGAACGCCGCCGACGTGTTCACCGGCGCCATTCTGATCGATGACCCGCTAAAGCCTGACGATCAGTTCAGCGCGCCAGAGCGGAACAAGGTGAACACCCGGTTCAACACCACGATGCGCAGCCGGATCATGGTGGAAGACGTCCCCATCATCGTCATCATGCAGAGGCTGCATCAGGATGACTATTGCGGGTTCCTGCTGAAAGGCGGCGGCGGCTACTATTGGGACCACCTCAACCTGCCGGTGACCATCGATAACAGCGCGGAATATCCGGCGGAATACACCCACGGAATCCCGATTGAGCACGGCCTGCCGGATGGCCCGCTGTGGCCGGAAAAGTTCAATGAGGATCAAATCAAGCTGCTGATGGCGGATGAATACGTCTTTGCCAGCCAATACATGCAGAACCCGATGGCCGCCGGCGGCCAGGTGTTCAAGCGGCCGCTGAACTACTGGTCAGAGCTCCCGAACCTGCAATATCGCATCATCTATGGCGACACCGCGCAGAAAGACAAAGAGCAGAACGATTTCAGCGTGTTCCAATGCTGGGGGAAAGGCGTCGACGGCAAAGCCTACCTGCTGGATCAGGTCCGGGGGAAGTGGAAGGCCCCAGACCTGCAGCGCAATGCGGAAACATTCTGGGCAAAGCACAAGGCCATCAAAGGCGTGGGAACTGGCGCGCTGCGCTGCATGAAAATTGAAGACAAGGTCAGCGGAACCGGCCTCATCCAATCGCTGAAAGGCGTTCCCGTGGAGGCCATCCAGCGGGAAAAGGACAAATACACCCGCGCGCTGGACGTCGCCCCGGCCTTCAATAGCGGCCTTGTCCTGCTGCCGAAGGGGGCGTCATGGTTGCCGGAATACGAATCAGAACTACTCGGCTTTCCGTCAGCATCGTTTGACGATCAGGTCGACCCGACTATGGACGCTGTTTCCGACATGATCGGAATCGGCCTTGGAATTCTAGGGGTGCTGTGATGGCGGGCAAGAAACCAGCGGCCGCAAAGGGCGCTAATCTTAAGGTGGTCGACAGCGGCAAGGCGCAGCCGGTCAATGACCGCGGCCTCTCCAATCTGGTCACCGGCATGAACCTGATGACCGGCCGGCGCGGATATGACGTCTACAGCCACACGGCGATCGATGAAGAAACGCTGCAGGCGATGTACCGCAGCGACTGGATGAGCCGGAAGATTATCGACATTCCGTCCGATGACATGACGCAGGAGTGGCGCGCCTGGCAGGCGAACCCCAAGCAGATTGAAGCGCTCGAGAATGCCGAAAAAAAGCTGCGCTACGTCTACCATGTCAACCGCGCCCTCAAATACTCGCGCCTCTTTGGCGGCGGCGCCATCATCAGCGGCGATGGCGGCCGCGACCTGAAAGCGCCCATGACTGTTGAGGGCGTGCAGAAAGACGGGCTGAAATATCTGGTCAGCGTTCCGCGCCAGCGCCTGCAGGCGAACGGCCATCAACTGAATTGGGATCCTGCTGCGGAGAATTTCGGGCAGCCTGAATTCTACCAGCTGCAATCCACCGGCAACACGCCCGCGATTGAAATTCACTGGTCGCGCGTGCATCGCTTCATCGGCGCCGAATATCCTGACCCCATGATGGAACAAGACCCGTGGGGCGATAGCGTTTTGGATGCGGTCTATAATGCCGTGCGAGACGCCGGCCTCAGTTCCTCATCTGCGGCAACGCTGATGGAGGAAGCAAAAATTGACGTGGTCACGATGGAGGGACTCGAGGGCGCGCTTTCCGATGACGCGGGTTCAGCCAGGGTGATGGAACGGCTGCGGCTCATGCGGCTTGGCAAGACTCTGCATAAAGTTGTTCTGATGGGCGGGCGCGAGACATACGAGTCCAAGCAGCTGGCGCTGAACAACGTGGATAAGGTGCTATACACCTTCCTTCAAATCGTATCTGGCGCGTGCGATATCCCGGCAACCCGCTTCCTCAGCCAGTCGCCTGCGGGCCTGAACTCCACCGGCGATTCCGATATGCGCAATTATGCCGGCACCATTCAGGCGATGCAGAACCGCGTCGTGCGCCCATCGCTGTCACGCCTTGATGACATGCTGTTGCGCCACACGTTCGGCAGCATCCCGAAAAAGATTTGGTATGAGTGGGCGAGCATCTGGACCATGAGCCCGAAAGAGGCGGCAGAGGTCAACAAGCTGCACGCTGAGGCCGACACGGCCTATGCGAACTCTGGCATGATCCCCACCGCGGCGCTGGAAAAGACAATACAAAATCGGATGGTGGAAAGCGGCCAATATCCCGGCCTCGAGGATGCGTTGGCCGAACTCACGCCCGACGAACTCGACATGAAGCGGCCAGAGCCTGCGCCCATCCCCGTCGACCCCAACAAGCTTCCGCCTGATGAGCCGCCGGCGGCCGCAAAGAAACCCGCCACGAAAGCCAAGTAGGTGGCTGATTTCGACCTGACAAAGATGGCGCATGAGGCCGGCGTAAAGGTCACCAAAGTGCTGGCCATGATCGAGGCCACGAAAGCGCTCGAGGATGATCTATATTCGATAATCCGCCCGATGGTGGCCGCATACATGCAGCGTATCGGCTACATTGAAGACGTGTGGGCAAGCGGCCAGGTCACGCAGCAGATTGTCACCGGCATGATGACCACGCTAGGCGAGGCAGGCGCGGTCACGCTCGCGACCATCGGGCCGAAACTCGAGGATTGGGCAACCGACGTGGAGCGTTGGCACCGGCGCCGCTGGGCCGGCGTCGTGAAGGGTGCGACCCGGTTGGATATCGAGCCCATCATGGCCATGGGCGACGTGCGAAAGCAGGTGGAGGCGGCCACCATGCGGAATGTCGCCTACATCACCAAATTGGATGACGATATCAGGACGGCCATAGAGGCCCGCGTTGCCCAAGCATATCAGGACGGGACGAACGCCAGGCAGTTGGCCAAATCACTGCGCGAGGATTTGGATTTTGCACCGAAGCGCGCGCGCCTCATCGCATCCGATCAGATGGGGAAATATTCCGGCTCGCTGGACAAGGCCCGCCACACGCAGGCCGGGCTTGATCGATACAAGTGGCGCACCGTGGGCGATGACCGCGTCAGGCCTAAGCATGTCGCGAACAACAACAAGGTTTTTACGTGGGGAAAGCCGCCGCCGTCGACCGGTGAACCCGGCCAAGATATCCGCTGCCGCTGCAAGGCTCAGGCGATAATCTATAGCGAGGCAGAGGAAGCCGAATTCGCGGCCGAAGGCCTGACGCTGTGACTCCGTGGTTCCTCGCCGGCGCCGTCATCTGCGTGTTCGCTGCGTGGGTGCTGGGCTTCATCGGCGGGCCGTTCCGCCCGATCGCCAATGAGGTGGAACAGATCGGCCAGCGGGCGCTGTGTTCGCTCGCCGGCCTGTTGCTGATGCTGGCGCTGGTGGTTCCCTAGAAGGGGGCTAACCCTTCAACTTGGCGACGCACTTTTTGCACGTTACCTGACTGCGATATGGCGTGAGGCCGCGATGTGGTTGGCCGTGCAGTGAAATGGCGCTAGCGCGAATGGCGTTTGTGGTCGACAGCCAGCGGCCGCAAATCGTTTCCCACTTATCGTCACGCACGACGATCATATGCACCTTCGGCATGTCAGGCCTTCACGTCGACAAGCCGCAGCGCCGGCCGCGGCCTTGGATCTTGTGGCGCGTGGTCAATTAGTATTTCGGTAACCCTGGCCGGGATGCTGACCACGCTTCCATCGCTCAGGGTGATGCGCACGGCCGTGAAGCGGCGGCGCTTTTCGTCATAGGCCATCGTGCTGGCCACGGGCGTAATCGGGGTGACGGTCATTCCACCAGTTCCTTTGCGTGCTGAATGATTGAGGCGTTATCCCACGGCATGCTGATGCGCTTGCTGTGCTTGTCCAGCAGCTGCCGGCGGGGCGGAAAACCGGCGTCAATGTGCGCGCGGAAAGCCTCTGCGCTCATCACCTCATAGCCGGTATGATCGATGACGCGCGAATGGCCCTCAGCATGCCACGCCGAATAGAGCAGGCGGCGCACGCTCTTGGCGTCGGGGTCATCGTCCTGACGATACGTCCAGCCAAGGTGCATCATGCTGCGACGTCCTGCAGTGCATCGGCCGCAGCCTCATACAGCGCACCGGCGGCGCCATAGATGAAGGTGGCGGCCATCGCCTCAGTGAAGAACGGGACAACCCACGCGCGGTCACCGTCGACCACCGCGCCAAAGTGGCGGCTATCCTCTGGCGCCGACGGGACTCGCAGCTGGTGCATCACCACGCCATCGCACGGGGCAGTCAGGCTGCGCTGCGCGACAGAATAGCGGGCGATAAATTCGTGGATGGTCATAGGTTCCCCCTAGCATTCTTCAATGATGTAGGACTCGGCGTTATCGTTGCGCGCGGCTTTCCGGGCGCGGTCTATCATCCACGTTTTCGCCATTTCCCGGTTTTCGAATTCCTCAGAAAATGACGTGCGGCTGCGGTTCTGTTTGGTGATGTAGGCGCGGGTGACGCGAACGCGGAATTTGACCGTCATGGCGTCCCCCTAGTTATCGATGCGCGCGAGTTCGGCGCGGATGGCGTCGACGCGGGCGCCGGTGATGCCGCGCGATTCAGCCGTGCGCAGCGTGTCTTTGAGGTCGCGGCAAGCTTCCTCCATTTCTTCCCACTCGCGCGAAAACTTGGCGAGCGCATCGGCAGCGGCTTGGATTTGCTCGCGGGTTCTGGCGGGCGCCCATGCGTCGCCAAGCCATTCGCTTTTTTCGCCATCGCGAACCGCAATCACTTCATGCCAGAGTTCGTCAGCGCTGCCGCCCGGGAGGCCATGCGGCGCCAGAACGTCGGTTCCGTAGTCTTCAACCATCTTGGCGCGGCTGCGAATGTTTGCGGTTGCCGATGCCGCTTCCTTCGCGCGCTCAGCGTCGGCGGCGGCGTGCATCCGCTCATAGGCCGAATTCCAAGCCGTGATAAAGGCTTGCTCATCGCTGGGGAGGTGGTTGATGCGCTCCCAATCGCTGATTGAGTCGACGTCACGCCCGGCCACCTCAAGGGCGACGCAATATGAAACCTCAAGGGTGGCGTCAGTCAGTTCAGCGCCTGTCAGGCCGTTCAGTTCGGCAGTCAGCGCTTGAAGCTTTTCGGTGCTGTTCATGGTGTTTGTCTCTCCTGCAATGAGACTGTCTTAGCGGGTGGAGGTTAACGGAGGCCTAAGCCGCCGTTTTTTCGTCAAGCGAAAGCGCGACCGAACAAGGGCAGTGCTCTTTCGTCCAGCAATCCAGCGCATAGATGGAGGCGACGATATCGTTAATCGCCACGCGGTCAGCATCCGTCAGCCAATCGATACCAGCGAGGCATTCGGTGGCGTCGTCTTCAAAGTGATAGCTGCAGCCGGTGACGTGCAGGGCCGTGATGAATTCAACGGCCTGCGCCTCATCATCAATCTGCCCCTGCAGCAGCGAAATCAGCACCCAACGGTGCGCGAACAGTTCGGCCTGCGCCAACAGTTCGGCCCAATCGTCGGTAGAAAAGTCGGCAATCTGGTTGCCCTCAGCGTCGGTCATGTAGACCGTGAAGCGCGGGGACTCGGGGACTTCGCGGCGCGAGGCGTCGGCGTAGTCAACCCATATGCTGACGCCGGTTCCGGCCAGCGCTTGCGGCGTGGCCGAAAAGCCGGGGCATGAGTCGTTGTGCCAGCTGATATCCTGCCAGCCAGCCGGAATCTGCGGCATGTCGGCGGCGGCGAAATCGGGGAATTCTGTTTGGTAGGTCATGGCGTTTGCTCCCTGCAATGAGCCGACTATGCCTGGCAATCATTACCGACAGGTTGACATATCCAGAATTCTGGATAGTTAGTCAAGCGGCTTGCAGGACATGATTTTGATGCACCAATCACTACGCCACGGGGAATTCGAGACGTGGGCTGGCCAGGCCATCAAGGCCATTCGCCAGCTTCGCGACCTCGAGGCGTGGGGGCAGTGGATTGTGGATAATCGCGAACTGCTAGGCCGCTGTGAGCAGCACAACCCGGAAGCGTGGGCAGATATCCGCACCGCGCTGGACGTCCAATCAGAAAGGTTCCCCAAATGAAGCGCGTTTATGTGTCAGTCGCGTTCTCGCCAGACCCCGGCGATATTCGCACATACACCTACCATCAGGACATTGAAGACGGGGTCACCCCGCTGAAACCCGATGACGTGGGCGAGGTGACGGACCACAAGTCACTGCGGAAAAAGCGGGTCTATGTGCGCGGCGTCACCGACCAGGCCCCGAAGTTCGCAACCAAACCGGTGGCGCTGTATGTCCCGCCGCCGACGGATGACGATAAGGTGGAGTTCTAGCCATGCAGATTGCAGCAACATGGCGCGCCACCCACCTTCACGTCAAATCTGGCCGCCTCTATCGCGTCATCACGCGCGGGGAGATTGAAGCCGACCTCACCGCCTGCGTTGTCTATGACGATGCGGCCGGGCGCGTGTGGGTTCGGCCGGCGGCTGAATTCGATGACGGGCGGTTTACGGTGGTGACGCCATGAGCCAGCCCCCAGCAAATCAGGCCATCTGCGATGACCTCGGCCGCAAGGCTGCGATGGATGCCAACTTGGCCGTGTCTCGAGTCGTGGCGCTGGCTGAACCGGGCATGGCGCCGGCGATCATTCAGGCCGCTGCATTCTCGCTCATGTATTCGGCGGTGCATCAGGCGCTGGAATATTACGCGCCCGGCGAGGATCCCGCGCCCGGCAACATTCCAAGCGCCCGCTTCATCGGCCTGATGCGCGCATGGGCTGGCGCATATGCGCTGTTCCCCGATGGCAAGGCCATGGGCGCGGCGATGGACAAGGCGTGGGATGACGCCTTTGCGGATTTGGGAGGGGATGCAGATGCTGGTTAGTGAGTCTGACGCGCAGAGCATGATTTGCTGCGGCCCGGCCTCAGCTGGACGGGTGCTAATTCCGGCTGATGAGGACAGGCGCCACAGCGTTCAGCGCATGTGCGTGGCGTCAGCGTGCATGGCTTGGCGGTGGACGCTGAAGACGAATGACAACATCGGTTATTGCGGCCTTGCGGGGGAGCCTGAAGACGATGGCGCCTGATTGTATGAACTGGCCGGGCTGGCATTGGGTGGCGATCATCTTGGCCGCGGTGCAAGGCGTGTGGATGGGATGGACCGCGCGCAGCATCCACCAGCGCACGATAGACTTACGCGCGTGGGTGGCCGAACGCGAGGCCGAACGCCAAAAGCAAACCGTCGAAAACGTCAGGGGGAACCTAGATGGCAACTGAACCCACGCCCGCGCGCCCGGCCAAGCCGCCGATGCGCCACCCGAACGGCGGCCAGCTGGTCGACGTGTTTCTGTTCGACAATCTCGACAAGCACGCGGCCAGAGACTTCCCCGCTCACCTGCGGCCGCCGTCGGCCATAGTGCTGGGGCGTGACGTGCGCGAAGTGGTGTTCGCAACGCGCGGCAGGATGGTGCGCCATGTCATCGATTTCAGCAGCGGCAGCACAGAAACCCGCCGCATTATCGATGCCTTAACCTCCCGGCAGGTATCAACCGGCCAATATTTTTTGAAGTCGCAGCCCTGGCCGGAATTGCTCGCGTGCGAGACGCCGGAACAGGTCGCGGCGCTGTTGGATGGATACGATGGCAAAGCGTGACCGGCTGAAAATCGTGACCGTGGCCGACCTCATGGCCGAACTGGCGCGACATGATCCGACCTGCGCGGTTAAAATCGCGTGGAAAGAAACAGAGGCCGACGCGGTCAACGTGACCTCTGTGGTTGGCGTCTTTCGCGACGAACACGACCGCAAGGGCTATGTGCGCGTGAATGCTTTTAACCCCGGGGCAAGATGATGGGCGCTGATACCGAAATCGAATGGTGCGACGACTCCGTCAGCTTCTGGTGGGGCTGCACGCAGATCAGCCCCGGCTGTGACAACTGCTATGCGAAGCGCATGGCCAAGCGGCTGAAGGATTGGGAATGGAATGGCGCGGTGCTTGAAATCAAGGGCGCACCGAAAACGCTGCAGGCGATCAACCGCAAGGCCGGGCGCGAGGGGCGTAATCGGTTCGTCTTCATCAACAGCATGTCTGACACGTTCGACAATCAGGCGCCGCCAGCGTTGCGCGCTGCCCTGTTCGACGCCATCGCCAATGCACCCAACATCATCGCGCTAGTTCTCACGAAGCGCGTCGGGAACGTCGACGGTATGACCTTGCGCGAGGTGTTGCGCTGGCCGCCTAACGCATGGCTCGGCGCCACCGTCGTCAATCAGGAGGAAGCGGACCGGGACATTCCGAAGCTGCTGGCCGCGAAGGCTGCGCTGCAGATCCCGCGCGTCTTCCTATCGGTTGAGCCGATGCTGGGGCCGGTGGAACTCACGCGAATGCTTTGGCCAGCGGAACACTTAACGCATATCGACTCCCTCACTGGCCGGCGCGTCCATGGCGTCGACACTCTCGGCGTCATCGCGCCGCAAATTGATTGGGTAATCTGCGGCGGCGAGTCCGGTGCGAACGCTCGCCCGATGCATCCCGATTGGGCGCGCTCTCTGCGTGACCAGTGCGCCGCGGCTGGGGTTCCGTTCCATTTCAAGCAATGGGGCGAGTGGGGGCCTAACTATTCACGCGGCATTCAAAGCCAATGCTTCCGCCCCGATGGCTCGCGCTACAATCCGAAAGAGCCAGACGGGTGGACGGAGGCGAAAATGCAATCGGTTTACCGCGTGGGCAAGCAATCCGCCGGCCGCCTGCTGGACGGCGTGGAACACAACGGGAGGCCGCAGCCGTGATGCACCTCCGCGCGATTAAGCGCTTTCCGCACCACCCATGCGCCCATCAGCCCGAACGCTTCGCGTGGTGGCAACCGATCATCATTCGCGTTGTGCGCTGGGATAATTATGGCGGCACGAAACAGCGCGTTGGCTGGAATATCTGGGTTTACAGTCGCGCCCGCACTTGGACTGGTGAGGTTGGGTTTTATCGGAGGCAGCAGCCATGACGCGCACATTTCAGCGGCCGCAGCGCGCCACGCATCACTGCCGCCATTACGGCTATGAAACCGGGCTGACAGGCCGCGGCCCGCTCTGCGCCGCTGGCGTGGACTTGTCGGCGCCGGGAGCGTCGCGGCCCTGCATGCCCGAACCCGCCGCCGCAGACTACTGCGACAAGCGCCAGGACTACACGACTGATGAGCGCGCGACGTGGAAGGCTTGGCAGGCGGAAAGCAGGGAGCGCCTCACCAAAGCCGTTCAGGCGCTGCCTGCGCCGATCCCGCTGCGGACGTCGGGCGCGGTTGACTGTCCTAACTGCGATGGCGGTTCGCTGCATTACGCGCGCTGGCATCGCGGCGCGGAAATCAAATGCACGACGGCCAATTGCTGCGGCGCGCATTTCAGCATTGAAGCCGGGAAGGACTGGCCACAAGGTGGCGGGCGATGAATTGGGGACTCGCAATTCTATTGGGCGCGCTGGCGGTGCTGGCGTTTATGTGGCTAAGCGGCTGGGGCAAAACTGAAACGCGCGCCGGCGACTGGTTCAAGGGGAAAGACGATGGCGCCGACTCTTAATTTCAAGGCTCAGTTCGTGGAGCTCATCGCCTCTGGCAAAAAGCGCCAGACGATCAGGCGGCGCCGTGTCGACGGCCGCGCGAATGCCGTGGCCGGGATGCCGGTGAAGCTTTACACCGGGATGCGGACCGCTGATTGCAAGCTGATTGGCGAGGCCATGTGTCAGGGCGTCGACGCGGTTGACATGCGGTTCGGGCCTGCGCGCGGCTATCGCATCGGCGGCGATCGATGCGCGTGGGAATCGGCGGCGTTCAAGCTGGATATGTTCGCGCACCGCGACGGGTTCGCGGATTGGGCTGAACTTGAAGCGTGGTTCATTGCGACGTATGAGGCGCAGGAATTCAGCGGCATAATCGTCCAGTGGTGGCCGACGTGGATTTATGTGAGGGCTGCGGGATGAAGTATTTTCAGCGGCTGCTGTGGATTGCCGCCGTCGTCTTTTGGGGCGGCGCTGCCATTCTGCATGCCATGAACCTGATTGGCGCATTCGCCGGCATATCGGCGCCGGTTGGCGCGCAGTTCGCCGCCTTCGCTTTCGCCACCTACGTCTGCGGCGACCTCACGCTAAAGTTCTGGCGCAAGCTGTTCGCGACGCCGCCCGCTCCCGCTGAAAAGGAAACGCCATGACTGACACCGCATCAATGCAACTGGCTGACGCCTGCATGCGCATCACCGGCGCCGACCTTCGCGCGCGGCTGGCTGCGGCCATCGCATTCCGCCAGGCGCTGGACTCGGAAAAGTTCGGCCCGGATGAATTCCGCGTGTTCATGGAAACGAACCAATACGCGGTTGGCCTCATCTTCATGCACCATCAGATTGACCGGCCACGCCTGAAAGAGTTGGGCCGCGCCGGCGAGGTGACGGCCGAATATGTGACGCAGGCGATTTTTGCTCACCGCGACCTGATCGAAGATTCGAACAAGGCGCTGCCCAAATCATTCGAAGAACAGGCGGCCGGAAAGGGCATTGGCGAAAGCGCGCCAGTGCTGCAGGAGTTGCGCGCGGTCATCGCAGGATGATGACGCCAAAGCACACCGTCGCGCAGATCATCGCGGCGATGAACCGGCATCAGCGGCGCTATATGCTGCGTTTCATCCGCACCGGGAAGATTGACGAGTCCACGCGCGGCATCTGGCATAAGCTGGGGCTGATCGGGCAAGACCTGCGCGGGAACTGGTTTGCCAATAGCGAAACGATGAAGGCGATGGGATTCACCTATACCGATACGACGCCAGCCCCTGACGCCCGGTTCACGGCTATCGATTACGCGCAGCCCGGTGGCGACCACTCTGTCAAATCCGTCGTGCGCATGGTCGACGGCCGCGCCTACGTGGAGTCGCTCGAGGTGCTGCCGTGACGGCCGACGCCTACCCCGCGCCGCGCCTGCTCGCCATGGCCATCGCCTGGCTGCGTGAAAAGCACCCTGACGCGCTCATCATCCCCGAATTTTCGGCCGCGAACTTCGGCGGTGCAAAAATTGACGTGGTGGCCGTCACGGCAACGCAGCTGGTGGGCGTGGAAATCAAGGGCGATGGCGACAGCCCCACGCGGCTTGCCATTCAGGGGCCTGCCTATTCGGCCGTCTGCACGTCAATGTTCCTGCTGCCTGCGCCAAGCCTGTTCCTGCGCTGCGCGAACAAGCGGCCGCCTGGCTGGTCAATGCTGATCGCGGAGGGTGACAGCATCCGCATGGGTGACCGCAGCGGCCAATATCTGCCAACCTCGCCTTATCGCCTGATGGAAATGATGTGGGCGGCAGAGGTTCGCGAACTCGCGCGCTTGCTGCAGGCCGACGTGATGGGATGCCGCGGCTGTGACGCCATCGGGCGCCGGATCGCTGAAACCGTCCCGCTGGAAAGCATCCGCAAGCGCGTTCTGGAAACGCTGCTGCTGCGCAACTGGCGGCAATTCAACAAGACGGTTTATCGGCCCGATGCAGCCTGACCTCAGCCAGCGCGACCTTTTCCAGCCGCACCTATTGGACCTGCCAAAGCCGGTTCCGAAGCCTGTTGGCGTGCGCGACGTTCCGACAGTCTGCGGCCGCTGCGTTCACTGGAATGGCATGAGCGAGGATCCCGAAGCGCCTTGCTGCATTCACGGCGCGCGCGGAAGGCTTCAACCGGTTTGCGACTCGGGGCATGCGTTCGGCATGTCGCAACTTCTCAAAGCCCCCTATGGAAAGGACCGCGTCAATGTCTAGCCTTATCCGCTCGTCCAACATGATTGCCGCTCTGCTGGCCGTCAGCAGCATGGGCGTTACGCCGCTGGACGCGGCAGCATCCGCCACGCGCGCGCCGCCGCAGACCATCCCCACGCCGCCGAAGCCGTCGGGCCTGCGCCCTATCGATGACGCGGGCCTGGCCAAGCTGAACGCCTCGCGCGCGCGCAATCGCCGGCGCAACATCAAGCGCGCCATGGATTTCCGGCGCCAGGAAGCGGGCAAGCGCGGTGACTAGCGGCGGGCGATTCTCCGAATGGTTGGACCGCTTCGGCAGTCATCTGCTGACGGCCTGGCTGGCGTTCAATGTCGGCTTGTGGGTAGCCGCTTGGACAACGCCGGGATTTGTGGAGCAAGTCGCCCGCCTGTATGGCGGCCACTAGCCCCGGGTTGCCCCCGGCCCGCCTCCCATGCACTCTCCGCGAATCAGAAACGCAATCGCTGGGGCGCGCGTGGACAGCAAGGCCGCCATTCGTCGGGACGCTATGGCAAACCTGCTGGGCAGGTTCCTGCATGATGCCAACCTGATGGGCGCCAATCCGACCGAGGCGATGGACGCCCTGATTGACTGCGCCGGCCGCGTCTATGCCGCCAAAATCGCTGACACGCCCACCACGAAAGAGCGGCGCCGCGCTCGTCGCATGTTCATGCGCAACGTGAACCGGACGGTATTCGACCTGCCGACGGCCGAACGCGACGGGGAGATTGAGGCCGAACTTATGCGGCGCGGGCTGTGGAATGGTTGACCCGGTTGACCCCGTCCACATCAAGGCCGTCGGAAAGCTGCCGAAGCCGACAAGCTTTGAACACTGGCGGGAACGGGTCATAGCGCAGCTGCGCGGCCGGGTGTCACAAGCTGATTTCGATTTCGCCTTTGACGCAGTGCTGCGCTGGATGGATGGCCGGGAAATCGAGATTGACCAGGCCCGCTGGTCAGTGACCGACATTTTCATTGCATTCTGCCATGTCGCGCCAGGCGTCATCCTGCAGCGCTGCGAGGAATCGGGCGTCACCATTCTGACGGTCACGGTACGCGGAACAGACGGCCAGCCGCTCAACCAGCGCACGCGCACCCTCAACATCACCGAACCGAACGGGGAGCCCAAGCCCGCGGCAACCCTTCAACTTCGCAAGCGGGCGTAAAAGGACGGATTGCCATGGCTGTTATCACTGAAGACCAAAAAGGATTCCTCGAGCGCGCGGCGGATATCTTCACCGCTTTCATCGTGGGATATCTCGTCTGGACGCTGCTTTTCAAAATGCCGCCGTTCGAACCCATCCACGGCTTTATCGCCATCCTCGGCACGGCCGCAATCATCTGGTGGCTCTGGAAATCGCTTGTCAAAAACCGCATTTTCGGGGACTGACGCGATGGTGGGGACTCTGTTCCTCTTGACCGGGATGGCGGCGGGCGCTGCTGCCGTCATCCTTTTCAACCGGGTGCGGCGCAAGCGGCTGTCTGGAAAATTCATCGGCAAGCTGGAAGCTGGCGAGCCAGACCCGACGCGCCCTTGACCGCTCGCCAGAATTCTGGTTGAACCGTTTTCACTGAATTCGAGTTCGCTTCTGGCTTTGCAGACACTCACCCCGGGCGTTTTCAAACAGCCAGATGCGGAACGGCGGCGCCGGGTGCAGGTTCGCCCCACCCGGCGCCGCCAAAGCATACACAGAGGGGGCTTTGCGGGTTCGCCCGTGGTGAGGTCATAGCGGGAGGCGATAAGGCCGGTGGCGGCCCGTCTCTCACCGTTTCTAGAGCGGTAACAGTTCGCGCCACCCACCGCCCCCATTCACAGCGGGGGAAGCGCCGGCAGGGGAAACCCTCGCCGGCGCTTCCTATTTATGAGGACACCGCGCCACCAGCCGAAGGCCCTGCAGGGTATCGGCATGAGTGCAACGCCCTCCACATGCGCTTACCCCTTCCGGTGCTTAACCCGGTGTCAGTTGGGGAACACGGCTGACGGCTGGCCGCGCATGAGACTCCCGCGCGATGGGTTAGATTGCGCGGGAGTCGCAAGCCACTTTTCCGACCTCAAAAATTATCGTGGCCAGGCAACACCCCGTTAACCTTCCTCCCGCATGGTTCGACCAGGCCAATCACGGCCACCTTTGCAGGACAGGAAAAACGAACATGCCCGATATCATCCAACAGCTGAACCGCGCGCGCCGCGCCGCCGCCCGCCAAGCCGATCGCGAGACGCCCGACGAACTGAAACACGATTGGGTCATGGACGTGGTGGTTCATATCCCCGTCGCGGCCGCCATCGGAATCAGCGTCTATGGCTATGCGCAATATGGCGCGTTCGTCTGGGGCCTCGCGCCCGCAGCCGTCGCCCTCTCGCTCACCCTCAGCCGCAGCGTTCACCGCGTCATCATGGCGGCGCGCACCCGCGCCGACGTCGCCAGCATGGCGGTGCTCATTGCCGCCTTTGCGTTCGTGGGCGAGGCGTTCGGCGTTCACCTTGGACTCGAGCGCTTCAACAGCGTGAACGCCGCCGCCGGTCTGCCCACCTTCGGCTTTTGGGCGCTGATGACCGCTTCCGTGGGCGTCTGCGTGATGAACCTCTTTTCACGCCGGGCATTCGTCACCGGCCTGAAGAATGTTCGCCCGGATGAACTCGAGGCGGCCGCCGAACGTGACCGCACGAACACCTACAAGGCCAAGCAGGAGCGCAATCACCGGGGATGGGGCGAGACGATCCGCAATATCGAAGGCCGGGCGCGCTTCGGCCATGATCCCAAGGTGGTTCCCGGCGCCAACGGCGTGCAGAAAATCACGCCGGAACAACTGGCTGAAGCCATGGCCAAGAATGACGCCAAAGGCCCGCGCCCAATGACGGCCAGCGCCCACGGCAATTGACTTACTCGGGGGGCTGCGCCAGAATTCTGGTGCGGACTCTCTGAGTTACCCCTCTTGGGTTCGCGTGCTGCACTACCGAAAGGCCGCCGCTGTTGGGAAGCAGTTGGCGGCCTTTCCCATGGGTAGTGTTAACAAACCCCTAGACATGCAATAGGTAGGCCCGTTGGATGATTCTAACGGGCGAGGGGCGGTGTTTCAGCTACAGGACAAAATCAGCTTAGGCGCAGGCTCAGGCCGTCTCACGGCAGAGGGCTATCTGGATATCTCAGCCCGGATTTCCCGCAGCGGCGTCTATGAATACAACGCCTTTGAACTTGGCGACCTGTTCAGCGACCGCGAGTCCATGTCGATTGTGCGCGTGCTGCGCCACCCTGACGATGTGTTCGACCCCGCTTCTATGGCCTCTTTCGCCCGCCAGCCGGTGACCGATGGCCACCCGTGGGAAAACGTCAACGCCAGCAACATCAAGGAACATCAGGTAGGCGCGTGCGGCGAGACGCTGACCCGTGACGGAATTTTCGTGGCCGGTAACCTGCGCATCACCCACGCTGATGCAATCAACAAGGTGCAGCGCGGCGATGGCGAACTGTCGGCCGGATATCGCGCCGATATCACCCGCGAAACCGGGGAGTATGAGGGCGAACGCTATGACGCCCGCATGCGCAAAATCATTGGAAATCACATCGCCCTAGTCGACGCCGGGCGATGCGGGCCGCTTTGCAGGGTGGGCGATCGCGCCCCCTCGCGCACGGTGGAAAAGGCGTCAGTGGAAGACTGCGGATGCAGCAAAGGGAACACAATGAACACCACCGTTACGCCTGCACTGCAGGCCCGAGTCCATGATGGCCACCAGTTCCAGATTTCCGACGTCGGCGCCGTCATGTTCGACAAAGTCGTCAAGCAGCTGGCGGACTCGGAAGCGGCCCGCCAGACCGCCGAAGGCAAGGCCGCCGCCGCCGAACTCACCCACGCCGCGGCCATCACCGCGAAGGATGCGGAAATCAAGGCGCTGAAAGACGCCGCGCCGGATGCTGCGAAAGTCGACGCGCTGGTGGCTGATCGCGTGAAGCTTCTGGACAGCGCCCGGAAGCTGCTGCCGGCGGAATTCGTCTTTGACGGCAAGTCGGCCGCCGAAATCCACAAAGCGGCCGTAATGGCCAAACACCCCACCCTTTCGCTGGCTGACAAGGTTCCCGAATACGTCGCGGCGCTGTTTGACGGCCTTGTGCTGTCGGTGGGCGACGCCGGCGTCAGCGGGGATCCTCTCCGCAGCCATCTGCAGCACGCAACGCCCGCGCTGCCGGTGGTCGACGGGAAGACGCTGAACCGCGACCAGGCCCGCAAGGCGGCAGAAGCGGAACGCGCCAGCGCTTGGAAAAACTAGGCGCCGCCTCCACCCCTCAACCCGAAGCCTGAAAGGCTCAGACCATGGCTAACCAAACCACTTACAGTGAGCGCCACTCTGCGGCGTTCGTCGGCCAGATCGGAACGCAAATCCCGAACACGCTTATCAGCCGCACGGTTGAGGAAGCGGCGGGCCTCGCGTTCGGCACCGTGGCCGTTCAAGGCACCGGCGACGCGCACGCCATCAACCCGAACCTGAACGGCGAAAACAAGGTTCTCGGCATCGTCGCGCGCGAGGAAAGCGCGCAGCTGCTGGTGGCCGCGAACACTGACCGTTTTGTCGAAGGGTCGGAAGCGCGCATCATCACGAAGGGCCATGTTTACGTCACCGTTGGCGAAAACGTGGTGGCCGGCGATCGCGCCTATTTCGTGGAAGCCACCGGCGTCATTCAGAAAACGTCGGGTGCGAACATCACCGCGCTTAACGGCGTGTTCGACACCACGGCGCTTTCCGGCGCCCTGGCGCTGCTGCGCTTGCTCTAGCCCCATCAATCCGGTGACTTAGGACGGCCAAACGGCCTGCGCTCTAAGGCCCCGAAAAAGGACGGAAGCCCATGAATATCGACATTCACGACGCGCAGGCCAACATGGCCTTTATCCGCAGCCAGGCGGCGCACATCGAGGCGGGCGTATATGCCACCCGCTACCCAACCGTGCAGTACCCGGAATTGATCCCGGTGGACTATTCGGCGCCTGAGTTTGCGCAGTCGGTCATCTACTCATCGACCGACGCGCGCGGCCTTGCCAAATGGATCAACGGCAACGCCAAAGACATTCCGAACGTCGCCACCAGCCGCAGCGAAACCAGCACCGGCGTTCACACCGCCGGCATCGGCTATGACTTCGGATGGGAAGAAATCGGCCTGGCCCGCATGATGGGAATCGCCCTGACTGCCGACCGCGCCGACTCCGCGCGCCGTATCTCTGAGGAATTCGTGGACTATGTCGCGCTGTCCACGGGCGACGCTGACAAGGGTTTTCAGCCCTTCATCAATAACAGCGGAATCACGCCGGCGAACGTGGCCAACAACGCCGGCGCCACCTCGCGCCTCTGGACCGCGAAAACGTCTCTGGAAGTGCTGAAAGACCTGAACGAAATCATCACTGACGTCTGGTCGGACTCGCTGCAGATCGAAATGGCCGACACGCTGTTGCTGTCCCCTGATCGCCTTGCCTACATCGCGACGACTCCGATGAGCGCCGACAGCGCGATGACGATTCTTGACTATTTCCTCAAGTCGAACCTCTACACCATGCAGACCGGGAAAAAGATCACGGTGCGCGCCGTGCGCGGCCTCGAAACTGTCGGCGTGTCCACCACTCAGCGCATGGTCGCCTATCGCCGCGCGCCCGACGTGGTGAAACTCCACATTCCGATGAGTCATCGTTTCCTCGAGGTTCAGCAGGAAGGGCTCTATTACAACGTCCCGGGCGTGATGCGCCTCGGCGGCGTTGATATCCGCCTCCCGGGCGCCGTTCGCTACCGAGACGCCTTCTAGTTCGACCAGGCCCCGGCCCAAAAGGCTGGGGCCTGACCATTTCCAAAGGGTCGGGCAGGACGCCCAAAACGGAGACTAAAACGATGGTTAAAATTCGGAACAATCTTAAGAACCGCGCAGCAGCCGTTCGTGATGGCAAAGATACGCTCATCAAAATCCCGGCCGGCGAAACGCGCGAGGTGGAGGGGTTCGACGCATCCGACACATTCCACGCCGGCCTGATCGCGCGCCGCGACATTTCGGTTGGCAAGGGCAACAAGGTCGACACCACCGATGAGGAAAACGGGGCCTTGCAGGCCGCTCTGACCGATGCGGAAAACGTGGTGAAGATGGCCAAGGACAACTTGGCCGCCGCCGAAGCCAACGGCGATGACACGCCCGAAAAGAAAAAGGCGATCAGCGTGGCTAAAGGCGAACTCGGCAAGGCGTGGAACGCCCACGGCGCTGCCAAAAAAGCCTTTGAGAAGGGCGTCTAGGGATTGGCTTATACGCTTCCCACTTCGGCCGAAATCAAGGCCCGGTTTCCTGAGTTTGCAGCAGTGGCTGATGTCACGATTGACGCTGTAATCGCGGAAGCCGGGTCAGCCGTTTCGGAGTCATGGATTGAAAACGACTATAAGCCGGCCGCGCAGTATTGGGTGGCGCACACCCTCACGATGCAGGGCCTCGGCACTTCCACGGCGGCGCAACTGGCGGGCGCCGGTGACTTCAGCCACATCAAATCCGGTGACCTTGAACTGCGCCGCGGCAGCGGTTCGGGATCCGGCAGCGCCTCAGAGATTTCCCCGTATGCGTCGACGCAGTACGGAAAAACCTACCTCGACCTGCGCCGGCGCAGCTTCCCCGCCGTCTATGTAATCTAGGGGGCAGCTTGTGGGGCTGGCAAACATCAAGGCGGCGCTTCTGGCGGGGGTGAACTTCACTTTTGGCGATGCGCTACTGACGGCCGCCGGAACCACCACGATCAACAGCAGCGGTTTCAGCGTCCCGACAAACCCGGCGGCCGTCGCGTGCAGGGCGCGTAAGAGCATCCGCAAGGCGCAGGGTGAGGGCGGCGGGACCATCTTCACCACCGAAATAATCATTCTATCCACGGGCCTTGCATCGGCCCCGCAGGAAGGAAACGCCATCGTGCTTGATGGCGCCACCTACACCCTCGGCAAGTCGCGCCAGGATGGGCTGGAAAGCCATTGGGTTTTCGAGGTGGTGGATGGCTAAGTCTCGAGTCAAATCGGTCATTCGCGTTCCGCTGGGGCGTAGCTATGTGCTGGCCAAAGTGGTGGCGGGCGTGGAGCTCGCCGCAGCTGAGGGCGAAAACCAGCTTATTGATATTCTGTCCATCCCGCCGCAGCGCACCGGGCGCAAGCATGAGGGCAACCCCAACACCTCATCCGCGCCAGGCGAGGCCCCTGCGCCGCAGTCTGGCGAACTGCGCCAGGGCGTCGCCCACACGCCCGCGCGCGTGGAAGGCTCGCAGGTGGTT